ATTAAAAACAACGCTACCGAATCGAAGAGGTCGGAATCCCGACAAGGCGGCTGTGCCCTTAGCGTAAAACGCTGAGTTCGGAACTCCTAAACTGAAGAATGATCGTTGCAGCGATGCACCCTTATTAAAACTTGGAAATCAACCCAAGCAATCAACCTAGACTTATGCAGCTTTCGCCGCATCCATGAACTGAAGTATACGCGCATCAGAAAGAAGCGTCAACAACTTTATACAAGTTCTAACTAGAACAATGTACGTCATTATGCAGATGATCGGGAGAAAAGGAGCCTCGCGGCAGAGAAACACGCCCACAGCTGAAACGTGTTGCCGCGAGGATTGACAAGAAAGCGTCAGAAAGTCCGTCGAAACAAGGTGAACGAAATTCGAAGCTGACAAACAGTAGCTAACGCCGTAACTTGCTAAACCGTCGAAAGCATTAGACGATGGGCTCGCCATAAGGTTGCCAAGCTTCGAACTTCAAAATGAATTCTACTTAAAACGGATAGTCTCGTCAATAACTATTTGTTTAAAAACAGTTTAAACAAAACAAAAGATGAATTTGAAAATCGATTTATGAATACGAATCTTGATTTCGTATCCTTATATAAATGCGCGCGCACGCGTAATAGCACATGGACGCTAACTCGTCAACAATCAAAACAGGATTCATACCGATCTAATAATTGGTGCAAAGAAGCAACACGGCAAAGTAATCTAATCTTTTATGATAAAAGGCTTGCAATAGTTTTCCCGCTGTGAGAATATAGACACATCGAAAGACGCCACGCACCACGCGTTATCGATCTTAAACCATACTTACTTAGAGGCCCGAATCATGAGCAAGCACAAAAAGAACGCAGAACACAACGAACATCAGGAACCGCAGACCGTGGAACACGTAGAAGTCAAGGCTGAAGAAGTCAAGGCCGAAGAAACCGCACAAGCAGAGGCCGCGCCGGCTGAAGCAACCAAGGAAACCGCTGCTGAAAAGCGCGAACGCGAGCGCAAAGAGAAGGAGGCCGAACGCGCCAAGAAGGCTCAAGAGAAGTTCGAAGCCAAGCAAGCCGAACGCATGGCCGCCTTCGTGAAGAAGCAAGAAGAGAAGCAGAAGGACCGCGAAGCTAAGGCCGCCGAAGACAAAGCAGAACGCGACGCCGAAAACGCCCGGAAGGAAGCCGAGAAGAGGGCCGCCGATGCCAAGAAGGAAGCCGACAAGCAGGCCCGCAAGGACAACGCTGCTTTGGCCACCAAGCGCAAGGAAGACCGCAAGGCCGCTCTGGCCGCCAAGAAGGCCAATGGCGAAAGCGTTCGTCGCACCAACACCAGCCACGTCATCTTCTTGGCTGATGGCATCAGCAAGCCGCAGCAGTTCAGCATTCGCGGCATGGTATATGAGCGCCTGAAGGAAGCCTCCGCTCAAGGCGAGAGCTTCGACTGGATCGAAATCGATGCTTTCGGCGAACAGTGCAAGGACATTCTGTATGGTACGAATGTTCGCCAACACCTGTTCGGACTGGAATCGCTGGGACACTGCGATTTCAAGAGTGTTGAAGCTGAAAAGCCTGCCGAAGAAAAGACCGAAGAAGTCACTGCTTAATCAAAGCGCTTCAACTGAAGCCCTGGAATTCCAGGGCTTTATTCTTACAAAAAGAAAGAAAAGAACTAAATGAAACTGAATGAAATCGTCACTGGTGTTTTGACCAGCAAGGGCGAATTATTGTTTGATAAAGTCATTGAAGTTTGGTATTATCAAAACGGTAAGCGCGGCGGACTCTTCTCCAAGAGAAAAATAGTCGATAGCTGGCTTGCAAGGATGGCCGCAGAACAGTTAAACGGTCTTCTTGCAGGCGGACCAATCGAAAGGCCGCGAGAAACGATTTACAGCAAAATTCGTAATTAGAAAGGAAAGAATCATGAAACCTGTAATTCTCTATTGCTTTGTTTTGTTCCTGATGTGGGGCTTGATCTTCTCCGTCATGAACGTTCAAGAAATGTTTCTCTATCCAGTTGGAGCGATTGTCTTTGCGATTGGCCTCGCATCTGTTAATATATGCCATTGCATGACGAAGTTGTATGAGCGGTTTGAAGATCGCTGCGAGCAGGAACAGAAAGAAAAGAACTGATAAACAACTTGAGGAATATCCAATGTCAACCATCTTTGCATTGTTCGATACTGAAACAACAGGCCTTACTCTTCACATGGACGCGCCTTTGAATCAGCAGCCGAAAGCAATTGAATTCGGCGGCATTATCACGGACGGCGAAAAGATTCTTGATGAAATCGACATTTTGATTTATCCGGAAATGAGGATTGAGCCGATCATCACGAAGATTACCGGAATCACAAACGAAGACTTGCACGGCAGACCGATCTTCAAAGAAGTGATGGACCAATTGGCCGACTTCTTCGCGGGCGCGAACGTTGGTATGGCTCATAATCTTTCGTTCGACCACAAAATTCTAAGCTATGAGCTTGCGCGCATTGGCGAGACGATGGAAAGCATCAATTTCCCGGCTCTTGGAGTGTGTACCGTTCAAGAGACTGCGCCAGTGTTTGGCCGCCCGATGAAGCTTGAGGAACTTTATAAACTGCTTGTCGGCGAAATAATCCAGACTCACAGAGCAGTGGAAGACGTTAAAATGATGTTCGAAGTTTGCAAGAAGCTGAATCTTTTTGAGTCGCTGAAGGCTGTAATCTAAAAGGAAAAACAAGGTGAATAATATTCCGCAGTTAAGAATTCGAACTGGATACAACAATCCATACAACCGTAATTCTTACGGCACTATCGAAGATGTCGTTTCGCAGCTAAAAGAAATCGGTGCCGCGCTGGGCGGCATGGTTAATAACAATACATGGGGGCATGTTCGCTTTGAAAAGGCAATGAAAAAAGCCGGATTACAGGCTGCTTTCGGCATGGAAATTCCTATCAAGTCGGAAGACGATGGTTTTTCCCCTGTTTCTTGGGTTTTAGCAACTGATACAAAAAAGTTTTACAACCTGACTTCTGCATCGGTTCAGAATGGATTTCTCACGCCTGAAGATATGCTAAAGGCAGATGGCGTAATCCGTTTTGCTGGACAAGGTTTGATCAATTCGATGCCTGATTGCTATGATTATATTGATATCAATCCGCATTCTCTTTACGCGGCGCATACGTCTTATGAGCGGGCGAAATGGACGGGAAAACCGATTGTAATTACATCGGATAACGTCATGCCGCGAGCGTCGGATTTGCGCTATGCGACGGCCTGGAAGACCCGCGATCAAGTAACCCCGATGCACATTCTGAATATTGATGAAATTCACGATGCGTTCGGATGGATGGACGGATCGGCTTTCAACAAGGCAATCCAAAACACTTTTGATGTTGCCGAAAAGTTGCAAGGTGTTCAGCTGCAAAAAGCCCCAATGATCCATCTTGACGGCGATCTTGTTGCGCTGTGTCGTTATGGCCAGAAGCGCCGCGTCGATTATGGATTTATCAAAGAATGGACGCCGGCTTATGAAGAGCGTTTGATTCATGAAATCAAGGTGATCCAAGACAAGGGGTTTGATTCCTACTTCCTTGTCGTTTCGGATTTGGTGCGAAAAGCGAAAGAGACAATGCTTGTAGGACCGGCGCGCGGCTCTTCGGCTGGATCGCTAGTTTGCTATCTGTTGGAAATAACGGAGGTTGACCCGGTACAGCATGATTTGCTGTTCTTCCGATTTCTTGATCCGACGCGAACCGATATGCCGGATATCGACATCGACTTTCCGGATAGTGGGCGCGATAAAGTTTTTGAATACCTGTCGGAACGATATAACAAGTCGAACGTTGCAAAAGTCGGCAACATTAACACGCTTGCGCCGGCCTCTACCATCAAAGAAGTAATTAAGAAATTCAATATCCCCGAAAATGATTGCTTCGGCTTTAAAAACGCTGTGTTTGATTATGCGTCTGGCGATGATCGCTTTCATCATGCCTTGGAAGACACTTTCGAGAAGACTGATTCGGGCAAAACCTTCGCAAAGAAGTATCCGGGCGCGGCTAATTGCATGGGTGTTATTGAGGGCCATCCTTCGCATTATGGCGTTCATGCTGGCGGCTTCCTTGTTTGTAATGATAAAATCAGCGATTATGCTACTGTAAATAGCGAGCAGGTCGCGCAGATTGACAAGCATGATGCGGAAGATTTGAATCTTCTGAAGATCGACGCACTTGGACTGCGGACGCTTGGCATTATCGAAGACTGCGCTGCGATGTCTGCGGAAGAGCTTTATCGTTTGCCTCTGAATGATCAACGCGTCTTCGACATCATCAACGACGATAAAATGTCGGCTCTTTTCCAGTTCGAAGGCGCGGCGGTTCGTCAGCTGTCCAATCAAGTGCATGTTGATAGCTTCCATTATTTGGATGCGTTGTCCGCTCTAGGCCGTCCAGGCCCGCTTTCTTCTGGTATGGCGCAAGTTTACATCGACCGATCCAACGGCAAAAAGGTCGAGTATGCTTTCCCCGAACTTGAACCGCACTTGAAAAACACCTATGGCGTTATCGTGTTCCAAGAACAGATTATGTCCATCGTGCGGGACATCGGAGGGATGGATTGGGATAAGGTGACGGAGATTCGCCGCGCAATGGGCAAGAGTAAAGGCGCAGAATACCTCCAGCAGTTTAAAGACGCATTCGTTGCTGGCGCAACATCGAAAGGGATTGACCGTGAAAAGGCAGGCAAATGCTGGGATGATATGGCCGAGTTCGGGGCTTATGGCTTTAACAGGTCGCACTCTGTTAGTTACGGAGTGGTTACCTACTGGACCGCATATCTTAAAGCCTATCATCGTTTGGAATTCGCCGCTGCGTGTCTTCGGGCTGCTAAAGATGATGAACAAACAATCGCCCTTTTACGTGAATTGGCAGCTGAAGGAATATCTTATATCCCGTTTGACTTCCGACTTTCAGAATCTGATTGGAGCGTCAAAGATAACAAACTCGTCGGAGGGATTAAGAATGTTTCAGGATACGGTCCAGCGAAGGCTTTGCAATTTGTTCAAAAACGAGAGAATGGAACTCTAGAAGAAAAGGATATTGAACGAATTTCGAATGCTGAATTGAAGTTTGCCGATCTTCAAGAGGGATACAGCAAGTTCAAGGAGTTTTACGATAGCCCGCGCAAAGCTGGTGTTTATACTGGTGAAAAAATTTTGATGATGGCAAATGTAGCGGATCGAGAGGAAGCGGTTTTCATCGGCAAGCTTGTAAAGAAACAGCTGATGGATGAAAACAGCCCGGATCGCGTCAAACGCCGCGCGGGGAAATTGATGAAAGGCGATACTGCATTCGTTGATCTTCACATGATTGATGATTCGCTGAACACGCCTATGACTTGCCGAATCCGTCCGGAAAATTACGCGAAATTTGGACGCGATATTGCGGAAAATCACCCGACAAAAGGATGGTATCTGATTCGCGGCTGGAAGATTCAAAACTTCGCAATGTTCATCGTCAAAAACATTAAATTGATTGGATAAGTAAATGGCAGCCAGAAAGCCCGAACAGCTAACATACGATTCTTTGAAGAATGCCAATAAGCTAGGCGCTCTCAAAATCAGACGGTTAGAAAACGCCGTTAGTGATGGCGATCCGGATACATACGGGATCAACAAGAAAGGCGTGATGTTTTGGCTTGAATTGAAGTCCCTGAAAGAATGGCCGAAACGCGCATCGACTTGTCCGCTTAAAGGTAAGTTACAACCGACTCAATATCCTTGGCATGTGGAATGGCGACGTTTTAACGGATGGTCTTTCTGGCTGTTTGATGTAAAAGAAACTGGTGAAGTGTTCATTATCCCTCATGAGAAATTTGAAGACATAAGGGATATGACTCAAGAAGAAATAAGAAACAAAAACAAGGCCGAAGATTTAACAATGGCCAGCGTTGTAGACTACCTTGTCAACTTGGAGCATCGGGCTATATGAAAACTGTTGGAATGCCGCACCAACAAACCGGACTTGTTAGAATGGACGGCAAGAGAAATTTTGCTTTGTTCATGGAACAGGGGACAGGCAAAACTTGGGTTGGACTGGCTGACGCAGAACGCTATTATCTTCGCGGCAAGATTAACGCTTTGTTCGTGGTAGCGCCCAAAGGCGTTCATACAAATTGGGTTCGGCGAGAGATTCCAAAACACTTGGAAGTTCCCCATGTGTGTTATGCATGGTCAGCAAAAAAGACTAAAAAAGAACAGGTTTTGCGAAACGCGATATATCGCCGATATGCCGAAGACGACATTACGCCTTTGCGCGTTCTAGCAATGAATTACGATGCGTTCAATTCAAAGGAAGGATTTGAATTCGCGCGCAAGTTCGTTGAAACCTTCGATGTTATGATGGACTTGGACGAATCCAGCCGGATCAAAAATTCGAAATCCAAGCGAACGGGAAAAGTGATCATTATCGGGCGTCAAGCCGTGGCGCGTCGTATTTTGTCCGGAACGCCTATGACTAACTTTCCTCCAGACTTGTTTAGTCAATTCGACTTTCTCAAGCCTGGATTACTTGGCACAACTTCTTTCCGCGCGTATATGGCGCAATACTCCGTTCTTGTGGAGGAAGACAGTTATCTCATGAAAAAGATAATGGAGCGCCAGACAGGAAAAACCGTCCCGCAAATCGTTGCGCGCGATGAATTCGGACAAATGCAGTGGCGCAATCTGGACAAGCTAAAAGAAATGCTTGCGCCGCATGTCTATCGCGTTAAAAAGGAGGATGTCCTTGATTTGCCGCCAAAGGTTTACAGGACGATTTATTTTGAATTGACGGCAGAACAACGACGTGTATATGATCGATTGGCAGAAGAGTTCGTTCTCGAAGTCAACGAGGAAGAAATGGGCTTCCAGAAGATCGCGACTCTGACGAAGTTACAGCAGATTACTAGCGGTTACGTCAACGTCGAAACGCAACCGGTTCTTATCGATCCGGAAAACAATCCAAGAATGGAAGCTCTTCTTGAGTTGATGGAAGATGTCCAGGGCCAAATTATTATTTGGGCAAAGTTCAAGGAAGAGTTGCGACAGATTGAAGAGGTGTTAAAGGAGAGAGGATATAACTGTCGCTCCTACACTGGCGACACTCCTACCGAACAAAGAGAAAAGAACGTTGATGATTTTCAGGCTGGTTTGTTTGACGTGTTCATCGGGAACGCACAAGCTGCGGGAATTGGGTTGACTCTGACAGCAGCAGAAACAGCTATATTCTACAGCGTCAACTATGACGCGGAATTGAGATGGCAAGCGGAAGACCGTTGCCATCGGATCGGAACAAAAGGAACGGTTACTTATTGGGATTTGTGCGGCGTTGATACGGTTGACGAAAAAATCGCGGCAAATCTTACATCTAAAGCAGATGTCGCCGCCTATGTGTTGGATTAGTGCTTGACACGGAGTTCAGTTCTATGAGATTATACGTTTCATAGAACTGAACCAGAACTAACAAGAAAGGCAAGAAATGGAAACCGAACAAAGAGTCTTTATTCCTCAAGTTCCTACGCGCTATGATTCCGCGTCTGGGCGTCGCATTCCGGCTGTAGATTTGAGCGCCGCCGCGATGTTCGGAGGGCTGGAAACTGTCCTTGACGCAGAAGATAATCCGCTTCTGATTCGTCAGCTTACCCCCAAAATTCGCAAGCGTCTGGAAGAGTTCCGCCAGCATGATTATTTCGTTGCTCTTGGCGATCCTTCTGTTATCGCTTTGTGCGCCGGAATCCTGTTTCGACGTTTTGACAAGATTCAAATGTTGAAATGGGACAACATCCAGAAGCATTACATGCAAATCGACTTGAGGGCTTAAACATGTCGGGATTCGATCCGTTCGCGGAAAAGCAAGAAACAGCGTTGCAGGGAATGGCAGCATTCGATTACTTCGAAGGCGAAGGCGATAAAAAGCCTGAAGGCGTGTCTCTTGAGCGTCTTGTCAATATGACAGAACTAATGCTGTCAATTGAAGAGAGAATTGTCGATTTGACTGATGAAATGGCGGCGGAAAGTTTGCGCATGAAAAAGCTGCGCGATGAGCTAATTCCAAGCGCCATGAAAGAACTTGGTCTTGAATTCTTTGGTTTGGATGATGGTTCGCGAGTTGACATTAAGAAGTCGGTCCAAGCGAACATTTCCGAAGCAAACAAAACCAAGGCTTATGCATGGTTGGAAGCAAACGATTTCGGCGGATTGATCAAGAACAAGCTTTCGTCGGAATTTGGCAACGGCGAAAACGAAGATGCAGTAAAAGCCAAAAAATTATTGACCGATGCCGGATTTTTCGCTACACTAGATAAATCGGTTCACGCGGCAACCTTGAAGAGCTTCGTTAAAGAACAGCTTGAAAAGGGAACCAAAATCCCGGTAGACTTGTTCGGCGTGTTTGAAGTTGAGCAAGCAAAAGTCACCAAACCCAAAGCAAAGAAAGGCAAGAAATAATCATGGCTAAAAAAGAAACTGAAGTTCAAGTTGCTCAAAACACTGGCGTTCAAGTCGCTCAAGACTGGATGCAGGATTTCATGGGCATGGGCATGGAAGGCGCGGACAAAGATTCCTTTGCCATTCCTTTCTTGATGGTTTTGCAAAAGATGTCGCCGCTGGTTGACGAAGACAACGGTAAGTACGTTGATGGCGCGAAAGCCGGCATGTTCTACAACACTGTTACCGGCGAATTGTACGATGGTAAAGCTGGCCTGGACGTGATTCCTTGCGCATATCGCCGCACTTACATTCAGTGGGGCGGACGCGAAGGCGACGGAGGCTTTAAGGGAGAGTTCACTCCGGAAGCAATCGAAGACATGCGCGCCAAAGGTGAAATCGTTGAACATGAAGGCAAGCTTTATAAGCCGAACGCCGATGGCACGATCAACGAGAAGAAAAACGACTATTTCGCTGATACTCGGACGCATTATGTTCTGACATACAATGCGGAAACCGGCGCGATTTCGCAAGCAATTCTGCCGCTGGCATCTTCGCAAATCAAGAAGTCCAAAATGCTGATGACGCTTCTTTCCGGCAAGAAGATCACCATGCCGGGAACTGGTGAAAAGCGCACGCCGCCGACTTTCGCGAACATCGTCCGCTTGACCACTGTCGCAGAATCGAATGATCAGGGCAATTGGAGCGGCGTTAAGTTCGAACTGAATGGCATGGTTCAGGATCGCGAACTTTTCAACGAAGCGAAGGCGTTCCATGAGGCGATTAACGCCGGCTCTGTCAAGGTGGACTTCTCTCGATCCGATGTGAACGGTTCTAGCAGCGAAAAAGAAGTGAGCAGCGAGCCGGTTGAAGGTGAAGGCTTCTAAGAAGTAAGTGGGCGGGATAGTGGACATCGTTGGCGCTTTGTTTGCTATCCCTTTTTCTTTGTCTAAATTGGAGTATGATAAATGGAAGTGAATTTGAACGGCAAATCGACCATCCATCAAGCTGGAAACGTGGCCAGTATCGAAATGGAAGCGGTCCCGGAGAGCAAGAAAAACATTGCCGAAATCATCTTTTGGCTTAGCGCGGAGCTTCGCGAGATTGATCAATGCCCCTTGAACCTGAGGAAAGACTACAAGTTGAATCTTGTTCAGACGCTTCAGAAAAACACCGGAATTGATTTGAGCTTGTACGAACAAAAATATTTGTCCAAAGAAACCGTTCCGCAAATCGATGAAGAAAAACAGTTGACCAGCGGTCAACAAAAGCAATAAACTAATTTCGCTGACTAAACAGCAAAAACCAACGAAACAAGGAAATCAAAATGAACGTTCATCAAACTGCCGCAGCAATCTGCGAAGTCGCAAAAGCAGCTGTCGAAATCGATAGCCATCGAGAAATCAGCATTGAATCCCGAGCAAGCCTGATTCAAGTCATGATTTCCGAAGTTGAAATCAACACCAATATCAAGCTTGGCCAGCTTTATGAAATGTTCAATCTGGAAGAACAGAAAGAAGACGTTCCGAACTCTCCGAACGTAGTCGTTCGCTCTTTCATCATCGGAGGCCAGACCCCGGAAGAAGGCGCAGACGAACCGAAGAGCGGCGAAGAGGATTGCCAATGTCCGTCATGCCAATTCCGTCGAACCTTGGCGAAATATTTTGACAAGGTTGCAGAAGCGGAGAGGGAAGCCGAACAAAAAGGCGCAGACATTCCGAAGACTGCCGAAGATGTGGCCGCGTTTATGCAAAAAGCAAGCGCTGAAGTTTCCGAAGCTGCGCGCGAAGTTGCCGAATACACGGCTGAACAACAGCGCGGCGGAGACCCGGAATAATGGACAAGATCGAAGATTACAAAAATCTTTGCGCGATGATGTATCAATTCGCGGCACAGTCCGGCGCAACCGCTGAACTTTTGGACATTCTTCAAGACGCTTCGGAAGGAAATCCGACTTCAGAAGAATTGAGAGCGGCTCACGAATACATCATCAGTTTGGAGGAATGATGAGCAAACTTGAATTTCTCAACCTAATCCATCAATGGGGCGTTGACCGCAACATTATCGGAACCGGCGGCACGGTTCAAGGGCAGCTTTATAAGCTGTTCGAAGAGTTCGGCGAACTGTCCAAAGCCCTGGCCAAGAAGGACAAAGCAGGAATCGTTGACGGGATTGGAGACGTTGCAGTTGTTGCCGTGATGATCGCCGGATTGCTTGGAACCGAAGTTCAAAAACTTGTTGACGATTCTCACTATTGGGAAAGGCTGGAACATACTCACAGCGAAATGTCATCTTCATTAGCGTGGATTTCTAGGGCGGCTCTGGAAGGCAATCCGGAAATCATCCGGTACTTTGAAAATCTTTTCGAAGAACTTTCCCAGCTTGCCAATCAGGAAGGCTTGACCTTCGAAGCCTGCCTTGAAGCTGCATGGAACGAAATCAAGGACCGCAAGGGCATTATGTTTAACGGCGTCTTCGTGAAGGAATCTGACGAACGTTATCCGGAAATAATGGCCGAACTTGGCCGCTCCTAAATAAAGAAACAAATCGCACGCTCTAGATTCTAGGGCGTGCTTTTTCAAGGGAAATAGAGATGCGCAAATCCACCAATCGCAAAGTATGGCGTAAAGAAGAGCCCGCCACCCTTCTTGTTCTTGCAGGAAAGCAACCATTAGATAAGAAAGGGGCTGATGATGCAATCTTTCCTCTACTGCTGCATGTCCAGATTGCAGCTGAAGAAGGTTTGTCAGATTATACGTCCACGCGATTAATCACGACATGGCTTGCAACAAGCCACGATATCGCCGAACACTTTAATATTGATTGGTTGATGAAAGTCACGGAAGACGCCGCAGAATCTTGCATGGCAGAACAGTATGCCGCAGATGAAAAGCATGTAAACATGAGTTTTGGGACGATTGTTAAGCTTCGTAAAATGATCCAGGAACTTCTTGTCGTTTTGCCAAGCATTCAGGCCGAACTATTTGTTCGCTTTTATAAAGACGCTCTTCACAAGTGGGATGATGCGATGATCGAAGGGAATAAGCTACGCGCTGAAGAAGATGCGAAAATTTCTGTTGACAGCGACGCGGACAATCCTTAGAATGGATTTATCGTCAAACGACGCAAGAACGGAAAGAAAGGAAAGAACCATGAAAGCCAAGACTCAAAATCTCATATCTGTTGCCGTAATTGCAGGCGTGTTTATCCTGAATTATTCTTTACCAGCAAAAGCAGAAAAAGCAATGAGCGAATTTGAGATTCGATCCGAATTGAGCCAAAGGATTTCCCAATGTCAGCAATTAGACTTGGATATCGCTTGGTTCAAATCTGGATTGATTGGAGCATGGTCTAACCGAGATGTTATAAAGCAGGAAGAAGAAATCAAAAAGATTCTGCGTTGTGATTCGTTGAAACAAGATATCGAAGCCTTTAACCGAATCTATGCCAACAAATGATACGATCCCAATCAGCACTAGAAGATATTCGAGAGCGCCACGAAAAAGAGCTTTGCAAGGGCATTTCAAAGAAGACAAAGCCAAATAAGAAACTGTCAGAGGCGCGAAAAAGAAACGAGTCCATAAAGGAATTGTTAGATGCGTTACTTCCAATCGGATAAAATTCCGTTAGCAGTTTTCGTAATCGCCGCGCTTGGATTTTGCGCATCAATGTATCAAAGCATTGATTTCGAAAAGCGACCCAAGGAGACTAAGGCGGAAATTGTAGTCGAAGGGTCTTTTGTATCAGTTAATTCCATGTTGGTCCCGCAAGATTCGCCGGTTTCTCAAAGGGCTTACGTTTCTATCAATGAAAACAGAGTTGAAATCTCAACTGATATTTCTAAAATAGAAGGAGATTATGTGCTTATCACCTTTGACGATGCAAAACCGCGCTTGTTCAGAATGAAGAAAGGGCAATGGTTGAACAATGCCAGCTTACAAAATTCACAAGCGTTCATTTCAAGATTTGCTAGCTCTAAAAGAGCGGAGATTGAAATGGCAATTGATAACAAGCATCAAGTCTTCGAATTCACCAAGTAATTTTTCATCCCTTTTTCTCACTCCGAAGATTAAGAGGCGAAAAGTCCGAAAGATCATCGGAAAGAACAACATCGATAGGATAGAATTTCATGCAGAATCAAACCGCGATCCCGACTAAGACTTTCACTGCGCATCACATTCTGAATTACAACAATCGCGGCGCGGGAACTATTCCTGTTGTTGAAGCCCGCGATCATCTGGCGCTGCGTTACTTCTGTGCGCGTTGTGATTTGATGATAGGGCGGTACAATACGCCACCAAATAAGCGTTGGGCGTGCATCTGCGGTTGCAACAGTTTTCTAAGCTCCAAGTAAAATGAATGGACATGGCTTATTGTCATGGCCAATTGTTTAAGGCCGATCATGATTATTAATGGAATCCTTGTAACTGGCCACGTAGATAAAGATGGCCAAGTTTATCTTACCGCAGTGAATCTTGACACTCGCGAAAGAAGAGCAGAAACTCAAGCATGGATGAAGCGAGAACAAGCTAAAGAAAGGGCGGCGAATGGAACACTCAGACGTTCTGAAGGCGAGGGCGAAACGGAAGAAGTCCTATCTCAAGAAACAGCAGAAAGACGAAGAGATGGCTGCGAAGATCAAGCGCCAAATAAAAGACCAACAAAAGCGGCAAGAAAAAGATGGACAGTAGAGGATAAAATAGAAGTTGCAAAAAGAGCGCTTGAGTCGGATAATGGAACAGCTGCCGAAGAATTCGGGATTTCTAAGGCTCAAGTGGCAGTGTTTAAATCACAGTTTATAAATGGAGGTTTTTGAAATGTCTGTCGAAATGAAAAACAAGAAGGTGAAGCAAGTCGCAAATCTGTTCCCCAACATGGACGGATTGCCGGAAATCGTGCAACTTGTCAAGCATTATAGCGAGTCGAACCAGAAGAAAATTAGCTGGCCTCTTTACAAAGAAAAGAAGTTTGACGGCAATTATTGCATTATGATCGTGGTTGATAATGAAGCCTATGCATTCAGTCGCGAGGGAAATCGTTTTACCAATGTCGGACATATAGAAGAAGATTTTGAAACTCTGATAGATGGTTGCTATATCGGAGAGCTTTACAATGATTCTTGTTCACATCTGGAAGAATTCAGCGGTTTGATTGGTCCGAAGCGGGTAAAGCCGTTGACGGAAGAGCAGGAAGAATTGAATTGCCATACCTTGATCGCCCTTTTTGACTTTGTAGAAGTCGAAGAGTTTCTTGCCGGTTACTCTTCCGTTCCTTATAAGGATCGTCGCCATAAGTTGATTAGCCGCGTCAACGAATGGAACGAAGTTGTCATGTATGAAGAAGTGTTTGACGAAGATCAATTGATGGAAAGCGCAAACAAGTCTTTCGAATTGGGCGAAGAAGGCGTTTGCGCCAAGAATCCGGAAGGCGACTGGAAACGTGGTCGCCGCGATCATAATAGCATGAAAGTCGTGCGTGAAATTGCGCACGATTTGACTTGTGTAGGCGTATGTGATGACGGCAAGGGCAAGCGAGCTGGCATGGCGGCGGCGTTCATGATGCAATGGAAGAATGGCCAAGAAATCAAAGTTGACCTTGGCAAAGGCTGGACCGATGAAAAGCGTATTGACGCGCTGAACAATCCGCCTATCGGAAAAGTATTCCGCGTTACCGCGATGAAAGAATCGTCGAATGGCATTCTGCGGAAAGCTAAAGTTCAAGATTTGCGGATTGATAAGACGAAGGGGGATTTCTGATGTCTAGACGATACGAAAAGAAAATGATCAAGGTTGACAAAGTCATCAAGTGTGACGAATTCATCAAATGCGATTGCTGCGGCAGGGAGAAGAAGGGCAGCGATTGGGGCGATAATTGCTTTCATGAAGCTGAAACGGTTGTCATGATTCGAGATGGCGATATTTATCCGGAAGGAGATTATACGAAGACAGTTGAAGTTGATCTTTGTCCGCCGTGTTTCAAGTCAAAGCTAATCCCGTTCCTTTCTTCTATCGGATGCGATGTACGGACTAATTTCGAAAAGGAAGAGGGTTTGTAATGATGGAATCGTGGAAGGGCGCGCGAATCCCGCCAGAACCAACGCGAAAAGGATCGTTCTACTGTAAGCGCGTTTATAACACTGTGACGGGCGATCATTATGATAGCTTGGCAGATGCCAGCAGAAAAACTAATGAAGCTTATCGCACGATTCGCAATCATTGTTACGGAAACGTAATTCATCCTCGATGGAAGTTTGCATAAAATAAAGCCCGGATCGTCTCCGGGCTTTTACATCAGTTTAAACTATTGCTTTACGACCGCTGTCCCCATCGGGCAGACGCCGAATAGCTCCAGGGGCGTCTTGCGACCGTCCAATCCAAGTCCAGGGAACGGCACGGTGCGCACTTCGAAATGAAGATGTTGATCATCGCCCGTCATGCCTGCTGCGTTGCCAGAGCAGCCCGCAGCGCCCAAGCGGTCGCCACATTTGACAGCTTGGCCAGCCCGAACGCTGAATGCGGACAGATGGGCATATGCCGTATAGTTACCGTCAGAATGCTGGACGATTGCGATATTGCCGTAGTCGCTGCGAGCATCAGCGAAGGAAACGACGCCATCCGCGACCGCATAAACAGGCGTCCCAACGGGTGCGAAGAAATCCCATCCCTGATGCGGGCGCTGCGATCCATCTTGATTCCGGCGCACCATGCCGAAGGTATTCGACACACTGCCGCGTCGAATGTAATTGCTAGCCAGAGGCCAATTATAACCAGTCTTCATTTTTCTTCCTTATTCATATTTATCATATTTGATTTCTGTAACTTCGGACATTGATTCGTGCGCTTTGTTTCTGTCGCCGTTCGCCTCTCCTTTGTCAGAATACATCTTAGAAAGAGAAGGAACATTGTCTTTGTCTGGAAGGACAAATGCAAATGCTGAATGGCTTTTTGTTCGCATCATCAAGTTCCATCCTGAGTCTGATGGAGGGTCTTTTATGTTTCCGTCCAAGTCAAAGAAACAAACAGATTCTTTTCCCTGGACGGAAACAAGTGCAACAATTGGATACGGTCCAACAAAATCAAACGCTACGATTCTCGCGTCATTGCCGTTAGATGTGCATACCGGGCGTCCTTCTTTGGCTTCTCTCAATATGAAGTTTTTCATGTTTTCACCTTGTTGATATTGATTACATTATTTTGTTTACGACTTGATTAACTTCGTCTTGCACTTGATCCGAATTGTCATAAAGATTCTTTGCCCAAGCGACGATTTTGTCGTCTGTTTTATTTTCTGTTTTGTCCGCGAAATGTTGCGCTAAAGTAAACAAGAGATTTGCAAGTTCCTTCTCTGCAATAGCATTAAATGCGATCTTGAAGATTATCGAAATCAATGCCTTGCATATAAGTTTGATCATAAATTCCGCAATGAATATCATATTTATTCCAATAGCCGACTAGCGGCAATGACTAATTCGTTAAGAACATGATACTCGTTTCGAGGCTTGTCCTCGAAGCCTATAGCAATAATGCCTAGAAATTCCTTGCTATAGCCTGCTGGGACGCTTATGGCACAAACATATTTTATTTTATTATATACTGCTGCTTTACTGCTTAAAACTGTGGTTTCTGGATTATATTCCGCGCAATACCTTTCTCCCCTTATAAGCCTGACGGTTCTAGCATTATCTGCGGCGGATGTTTCGTTGAATAGCGTATCATCAAAACCTTCGACGGACATATCATGTTCGCCGCCAACAGTGTAATACGCTATCTTCCTAGCATCAGCTGAAATGTTGACAAGGGAAATGGAGATAATCCCAGCGTTAGTGTTTTTATTTAATCTCTGTCCAACCTCCTCAAAACGTTTAGCGTTAATATGTGGTTTTAATATCCGTTCCGCTAGTTGCGGGCGAACTATATCCCAACTAGAATAAACCATGGCAAATGTAGTTGAAATAACCGTGAAAGAAACCACGGTAAAAAAGTTCTTCCAACTTCTACTAGACCACACAAGCAGCCATTTAAGACTTTCTATTCGGCTTTGATTCTCTTCTATAGACTTGGCCATATTGTTGTCTTTGAAATGGTTAAGGTAAATTGTTACTTTCGTATTATTTCATCATTCTCCTTATTGATAGATTTCGCAATGGACGTCAACAATTGGCGAAATTGTCTTCGGGTTTTTATCATAATCAATCTTTGCTGCATCATTCGTCGGATAAGGAGGGCTGCATTCCGGAGAACCTGCCGAATTGATAAAGATGAAGATGAATTTCTCTACAGGCGTCGTCTTCATCATCAGATTCATAGAATCATCTGATACGGAGCTAGGCCCTTTATAGGTTCCATCATTCAAATAAAACGCGGTCTGTTCTTTTCCGTCGATGGTAATTGCTGCAAGAATCGGATAATCCCCGCCGAAATCAAAAGCAAGAATCCTTACTGAATTTCCCGACTTGGTACAAACCGGCATGCCGGCTTTTGTTTCTTTTAGATCAAATGCTTTCATATATTCTCCTTAAGATTTAATAACTGGTCCATATTTATGCGGAACAAACCCAACGTAAACAGGTTCATTCGCACCTCCAACGCATCGGACTGATGCCCCGGCAGCGCCTGGAATATTCCATCGCCCGCCCATTCCGCTGTTTTGAACATTACAAGCATTTCCAGGCATACCCCACGCGCCGCCCGCGCCGCCTGCTGCTTGCGTACCATTTCCAGGCTGAACAGTTCCGCCGTTAACCGTGGAATAAGACGGCTGTGCGGCTTGGAATGATGTCGAAGCGTATGATGCACAAGCGTAAAGAACGCTCGCGCCAATGTCATACACAATTACGCCGGGACCGCCGCCGCCGCCATCAGCACCAGCGCCAACAACGCCGAAACCGTCATTACCGCCGCTTGTCGAGTTAGTGGTTTGATTGGCGATTGCGGAGAACGCTCTCCCGCCTCCTCCGCCCGTTGCAGCATAGTGGACGTGATAAACCCTATCAAAGATGCCATTCGCGCCACCTGCGCCCATTGCACCGCCTGCGCCGCCAACAAACGACGATCCATAACAATAGATGCCGCCACCTTTGCCGCCGCCTGCGCCGCCTCCGCCGCCAGCAGCAAGCCATCCGTTGCCGGTAGAAATCCAAGCATCAGCGATATAAGCTCCACCGCCGCCGCCTCCGCCTGCAAGGTTGACGTTTGCGCTAAGAACATTAAACGTCAAATTGGTATTGCACAGAACAGCCGGCCCGCCATCGCTGCCAACTTGCGGCTGATTGTTCGATGCGATATAACCGCCTTCGCCGCCCATTCCCAAAAACAAAACGCCATTGTTGATGTAAATCATAGCGTCAGACGGAATACCGCTGAAATCGATTCCAGGGTTCGCGGTATTAGCCGAATAACAAACGCAGCTATCTTTGAATGTTATTCGCAATGGATCGGTTTGATTCCACCCTTGATTAATTGCTGATTGCAAAACATTGGGGGAAACATACCAACCATCGAAAACAACATCAAATATTTTCACCCATACAAGCGACCACGTTTGAGAAGTTCCGTTGAACCTGAAAATCTTTTTTGCCGTCAGCCATTGACCACTCCGATTGTGTTGCGGCGTAGCCATAAAAGTCCATTGGCCGTTTGTATATCGATATGCTTTGTAAGTTGCCATATCAGTCCTTAATTCGTAAAGAACAAATCGCCTTCTTGCCAAGGGGAGCCATCCGGCCTCAATGCCGGGGCTGACGCTCCGCCATTATAACCGGCGATCATGTGAGACATTCGAACCCATGTTCCAAACGTCCAGACGTTGGCAGCGAATTTTCCCATACGAACCCACATAGCTTCTTGCGGCGATCCTGCTACAGTGTTGGGGTCGGGCTTCCAAATCGTTTGGCGAACATAGCCGCCAGAAGTGAAAGAGTTTGGTCCGCCAAAAGAAACAACGCTAATGTTAATAAATCCCGGTCCCGGCAAATCAGAAGGCGCATTGGTCAAGCTGCCGTAATTAAGAGTCCAGTTCCCGTCTGTTGTGTAAGTGTTCAAGTCTGTTGCGGAGCCTGTAGCCGGAGCCACAATGCCGCTAGTATTCATTCTTGTGGAAAGCGTTCCAAGATCGGTACACCAAGAATATTTCGATCCAGTTAGATTTCCGTCAGAAGTCCAATTGGAATTTACCGATCTATTGCTATTGTAAATTCTCTGAAATGCATCTCCAGTAGCAGACACTCCAAGCAGCCATTGAGAACCTTGGCCGGCAACAAACGAAGCCCAATAGCCAGGAGCGGAACCGCCCGATCCTGCCGAATATCCAAGAGCTAATATTGCATTTCCCGATCCATCGACAACACGATGAATTATCTGTGAATTTCCAGCAGGATTTGCAGTTTGTTGCAACAGCGGTTTTGCTTGTGTGTTATCTGCCCAGCTAGATTGCGCGGTTCCTCGATCAACAGCACTAGAAAAAACCGGCCCGACACCTGCATAGTTATTTACCAAAGCCCCTGTCATTGTGTCGCCGGCTTTGGCAACTTTATCAGCGCTGCTAGTTGTCTGCCATGCAGTCCAAGAGGTTCCGTTAAACGCTCTCCAAAGAATGGCTTGTGTCGTGTCGCAGTTGTAAACGACCTGAACTGTCACATTTGGTGACAAAGTATCAATCACGTTTAACATTGCATTACTAGAAACAGGAACTATCGGAGGAGCATTATTGCCTATTTGGTTTGGCAATACTTTCGCATATCCCGGAGAAACCAACGTATCCCAATTTGATGCTACGGCGACATCCGACAGGTCTACTCTCGCAACTTGATTTAATCCTGCGACTTCTTTCCAAGCGGTCCAAGATGTAGCGTCTTGTCGGCCACGAATAAACAACTTGCCGTCGCGGCTGGAATACCGCTGTTCAACAAAGTTACCATCGCCGCGAATCTCGATCATGCCCGCGAGAGTGTAAGGGCTGTTCGGGGAGCCCGCTGCTATCGCGTCAGATGGAATAGTGTACGTTGATGGAACAAAAATAGTGTTGAAATCTGTCGGAGTAGATATATTCCCACTATACGGCATAGGAATTCTAGCGCGCGTCGCGGCTGGAGTCTCAAGCAGTTCCCAATTAGAATCTGTTCCCGGTTGCGATGAATTATTGTCAACGCTGCTAACATACATAAGACCGTTAAATCTTACGTTAGCGTATTTTACATACGGAGGCCATTGGCCCGGATTAGTTCCTTGCGGAGCGAACCAATCCGGAAACATTTGTTGTTGCCATTGCTGGATGTTCTGAGTTGCGTCATACATCAGACCATTAAACAGCTTACGTTCAATTGCTTTTGCGTCAGGTTCGACATTCAATTGCAATTGATAATCCAGCGTGTAACCAGTGTTATACGCCACGTATCCAGGCTGTGTCCGGCTGTCCGGCAAAGAATCTCGTTCTGCACTGTCTGCGGCGAAAGGATAAATTATAGCGCGTGCCATCGTCTTAAGCCCTTATCAAAGTCTTAACGCCTGCAATAGACGGAAGAATGTTGTAGTTTGTGAATGCGTTTCTTAGGTTTGTGGATATCGGCTGATTAAAGACATATTCTATAGTCATGTCCTGATGATCTAGAACGTACCCGCCGCCGACATTAACGAAAGCATCCGCTATAGCTCCGTTAATAAACGGCACAGTCCCATTCCCTACATATCGATACCATGCCATTTTTAAAACGATTATCTTCTCTTCTTTTGTCAAATTAAGAGAGCCTGCTCCAGATGCAAAGTTTGCATAATGAAAGTTTTCATTATAAGGGCCAAAGCCCCAAACTGGAGTTACACCCAACGGAGCGAAAATTTCTAGCGGAAGATTAAGAATTATCGCCCATAGCCCTATGCCATAATTATTCGCTGTGTTTAGATTGAAACCGTTGTAATACCAGTTTATCCAAAATTGATCATCGTTTTTAAAATACCATGTGTCTTTCGATAGAATCAATGATGTTAACGCTGGCGCTTTGTCATATTGCCAAGTTATCGCTTCTTTAATTGACATTATGGAAGGACTTCCACAGTAATTGATGAAAATGGCAGAACTGCTTTTTGCCAAATATTAATTACAATTGGGTCTCGACTTTCTGTTCCGCCTTGCAATGCTACTAGGCAATCAGAGATATAAATTCCAGGGACGCCGCGCATTGCTGCACCGGAAAGTTCAAAAGGAGAAACATCCGCACCTATCACAAAGCCGGGCTCTCCGGGAAGCTGTCCAAGCGTATAAGCAACAATTGCATCTCTAATCGATTTTTCCAAATCTTGAATAGAAGCATTTTTCTGAACCCTCACGCGACAAGTAACAGGAACCATAGCAGGGCGAACAAAAGTAACGCTGTATGATTGTCCGCTTCGATAGTCCTTTACTGATTGAACAACCGGAGTTCCTTGATTGCCTGCCGAAAATTTAGAGCCGCCTGATTTGCTGGTTAGAGCTCCTCTAGCAACATCATAATCACTGCCACCATCAACACAAACCCAAAGAGAGTTAGGCGGCAAAGTCACGCCATCAATCACTTGTTGCGTTGCCTCTACATTCTCCCGAAGAGCAATGTTTTTTACGCCACTTATTTGATTCGAATTGATGTTTGCAAACATCGCGCCCACAGAATTATTTCCGTAGGAATAAAGCATGGAATTTCTGTAAAGCCTTAATTCCGAATCAGACATGAAGTTCTGTCCCGGAATTGCTTGATTCGGATTAGTTACAGTCTTCCATCCGTTGATGCTGTCAACAATCGTGTTCATTGTTGCAGGATCGGCAGTTATATTGCCGGCGATAGTACATGTAAAATCCGCTGTCCCTACGCCATTACTCGTTCCAGTTCCGTCATCCACCAGCGTGACGTCTGCATTGCTCGCCCAATAGGTGTTAGGATCGGTTGCCGCGCGAGATCCTTTAGGGATCAATGTTCCGATAGCTCCACTAAGAACCGCTCCAGGGATTACGGAAAACGTTGCTCCTACAGGATTGATGCCGTTCAGGGCGCATATGGACTGAAGAAACGTCCCTGTCGCATTGTTGGGGTTTATCTGGTTCGCAACGTTGCAATTTCCTTGAAGAACAGCAGACCTTGCCGCGACTTCTGCGTCAATCAGACGTCCCTGCGGCGTAGAAGGATCGAGAATCAAATCTTGTCCTAGCGCGCTGGTCCATTCTGTTTCGACATCTGTTAGAAGCGTTCCGGTATCTGGAAGAACAAGACCTTGTTCCGGAGTGTAATTATAATATGGTCCCATTTATCGCGGCCTCTCCATAAATTGTATATATGGTCAACGAGTAACTTAAATTATCGGCTTCTTGCATTACAGAGAAATCGCCGATGGAAAGAACTCCGGGAAGATTTAATATCTCTGTTGTCAAAGAGGTATAGAAAGAATCCATGTCTCTTTGATTCCAAATCGTATTATCGTAATCTATGCCTCTTGTTTTATCGAATTGAAATTCGGCTTTTAGAGTCATCGACACTTGAGTGCAAGCCTGTCTTAAAGCGTTCAAATCGTTTGCGATTACGAGATTTCCGCCAACCGTGAAAATATCATTGACCGAATTCACACTAAGAGTTTGCATAAATCACCTTTAATTTTGCGGTCCAGTCGTAGGAGCCGTTGCCCCTTGTGCTGTGTGATGATGACTTTCGACGTTGCTACCACCGATAGTTGCATTCGGAGCAGTAATTTTTCCGCCAACATCCAACGTTCCGGCCAGAGACGCTTTTCCGGCTACAGGTGATCCGCCGCCCTGTGCAAGGCCGCCTGCAATCGTCGCATTAGCAGCTAGGGTAGTATCACCCTTTGTCAGAAGCGTTTGATCAAGAGTTGTTGCGCCTTTAACTTCTAGAGTCCCGGTTATTGTCGTTGTTGGAGTATCAATTGTTACTGAAGCCCCGGCTTTCACTGTTACCGTCTGAGGCGTCACAATGTTGATATGATCGGAGAAGATCGCGACTTGTGTCGCTCCGTCAACACTGCGAATAACCATTGCTCCGTCAGCCCCTGTAATAGCAGAATATTTGCTATATACATCCGGAACAAACATTGCACCCGATTCGAAATTGTGAAATCTGGTTGTCGCGGCTGGTTGTTCCGGCGCGTCTTTTATGTGTTGCAATATAAGAGATATATCTCTATCGCACGCATACAACCAACCAATATCGTTAGGCACGAGAGGGAAATTAATATGAAATCCGCCGCCGCCAATAGATAAAACAGGAACTTGGGAAATATCATCTCTGCTGAACATTTGTCCATTAGTCAGAGATATTTTTGAAAGAGGTTGAACAGTCGCTATATTAGCGTTTCTGTTGTAGGCTAAAACTTTGGCTGGTAAACAAACATCAAAATCCATCATGAGTTTGTTGAAAACAAAATTCAAAACATCTTTTTGTTTTCCATAACCGTCCATCGGGTTTTGCCCAAGAAGCAAACCATCAGCCATGTCCGCCCTTAGTAAAGTAGATTTGATTCAGTATACAGGGGACGTGTTCATTTGTAAAGAAAATCAACAAATCTTCCAGTATAGCACGAATTTTAAAACTCGTAAAGAAAAAACGTAATCAAATAAAATTCGATTAATTTTTTTGAGATGATTTCAAAGCATAATATTCGTTCAGTTTGTTTGTAGTTAAAGAATCCATTAGATCGAAAGCATCTTCCAGAGTCAAAATTGTTTTTAGCTCTGCCATGCTGGCATATTGATTCGACACAAGGGAATGGAACAAAGGATCGCAATAAAATGGAGAAGCAGAAGTTATTCCGCTCTCCGGCAATCTTCTAAACCTCCTCTTCTCTAAGAAGGAGAAATTTTCTTCCTTAGATATATGTATCAGCTTGTCAAGAACCATCCAATCCGATACATGTTCGTTTATCAGCGTTGAATCGCTTAATGATATCTTCTTTCCATCTTTTATTATGGACAGAGAAGAATATAATATTTCATCATCCCTATTGTCCAAATATTCTTTTGCGTCGAACGCGTTTATTTTCGATACTTCAAACTTAACGCCTTCAATTTCTATCTTCATTGTGTAATCTCCACTTGGCTAGACGGGCCGGCATGAACATGGACATACCATGGATTATCTCTAGTTGTTAACTCATACCCAAGCTTGTTTATAACCATGGTGTTGATCCCTGGAAAGTTAGGATTAACCTCCGATTTAATTCTTATGCCTTGCCCCATAAACAATGGAGTATCAGCAAGAGCAGTTGCTTTAGCGCCCCATTCCGTCCAAGATGGAACACCTATCATTGAAGTTGTAGAATTCAATTCGTAAACTGGATGCGCTTTCGAGATGTTTCCAAACTCTTGAACGACAAGGCGATTATCATCTATGTAAACGGCAACCGTTCCTCTATTAAGTTGCATGAAGCTTGTTATCAATGCCTCATAAGTCGCCGCCCATCTGAAATTTGGGATCGTTTGAGCGGCGATGGCAGGCGACAATGCTGTCAAGTCAGGCGTCAAGCCAAGAAGGTCCGCTATCCATTTCGCAACCGCATCAACCCTAGAATTTTTAGGAGCAAACTTATTGTTCCATTTTGTCTTGTTAATAACTGCCGTGCCAGCGTTTATAGTCAAAATCATTTCTGGCGGCGGAGAGATATCACAAGTCAAAATATAACCTTCGAAAATTTGACGAAGGTTATCCGCTTTGCCTGGAGTTTGTCCTTCTCTGCCAATGAATACCCGAATAGGAACGAAGGGAGTTTGTCCTACTCTTCTTTGAAACAATGTGAAGTTCGAAAGAAGATTGTTTCTGACATCTCGATTTAAGTTGGAAATCTCGATGTTGCACTCGTTATAAGTTGCTAGGGCTGTTTTGTTTACATTGACCTTTATGTTATAATCTTGGTTATACGTAAGAATCTCGCCTGGATTGATTTCTATCTGAACAGATATGGTTCTGTTTCTCAGCATTTTAGCTCAACCTATTATCAGAAAATCCGGTTACAGTATTCTTGTTTACTTCTGAAGACCTGCGATCAAGTTCAGCGCCAATTTCTGCGGCGGAGACTCCTTGAGCGTTAATGGTGACGGGCATATGAGTTTGAACTGTCATTGTCCGATCATTGTTATTGGAAATGATTTGAGCTTTCATCTTTTCACTTGCTGCGCCCATTGATCCTACTCCGCGCGCCTGAGTTCTTGCAGAACCCCATTGATTTGCAATCATCCGATCCAAGGCTTCTTGCTGGCTTACGCCGTATGCTCTAGCCATCCCCGCGGCTTTCTGCTGCCTTTGATACCATTCAGTCGGCGTCATAGCTCTGAAATCTGCTTGCGTCTTGAATCCGGCCCCTTTAGCAGCAGCGCCAGCCCATAGCGCAAGACCTTCTTCAATCGACATAGAATAAGTAACGGCGTTCAAAATCCCCTTCAGGTCTTTGTTTCCGTCTGCTTGTCCTTGAGCAACTTTGCCGGCCTTCTCGTTTATCTCCTTCAAATATTCTTCAAGGACAGAAGGAGTCCAACCTTCTTTTATTGCTTTCTGAAGAGCATCATTAATCGATTTCTCCGGAAGTTTTCCCGCTCCACGCCCTACGGTCCATTCATGAGCCAAGCCAGAAAGCGCCTGGAGATTTTCAGCGCCAACCAAAGCTTTCTGTGCTTGTTCTGATTGTGTCAGACCGCCGCGCTTTGCGGAGCGATCCGTCATTTCTTTTTGAATGATGGCCTCCCATTCCGCACGTTGTTCATCCGTGCCGAATGGATTTAGCTTCCCTGCTGCGATTTCAGACCGATATTTGTTAAACATATCGGTGTTTATTTTTTGGTACTCTGCCTTGTTGGCGAACTGTTCTTTGAACTGTCTCGCCGAACTAATCATGTTTTTTACACCATCAACAACAGCAGATGTAAAATCGCCAATGGCTTGAGCAAAGGAATTAACTCCTTTGCCAGATTTATTCATTTCCTCATAGAGGCCGTTTAAAGCCGGCGTCACCTGTCGCGCAACCACATCGCCAAATTGTTGTTGCTTCTTGGTTAATTGGTCTTGCTCTAGAGCTAGCTTTTTGGACTCTGCTATTGCTGCTGTTTTCTGAAGAGTTTCGGCTTGCAAACCTTTGGTAAGGTTCTTTATTTCTTCGTTCGAAGCCTGCATTGATTTGCTGGCGAATTCGAAGTTCAAACCGAAGATTTGCATCAGACGCTGAATAGCTCGCTCTTGCGTTATCGCGCCTTTTTGAACAGCGGTTCTTTGTCGATTGATAATCGTCCAAAGGATGTCCTCATAATTTCTAAGCTGCCCTTTAGAGCCGCGCTGAAAAACGTTCGTGCCATATCGAGAGAAAGCCTTCGTTTCTTGGCTAAGCTGCTCGCCGGGGCGGATAATTTGGCGTTCAAGTGCTACAGCCTGGACGCGTTCATGAAAGCCGCCCAATGCTTCGCGCGTCTGCTCTTTTGTCAGCTGCAAGCGCTGCCCCATGAGTTCCGCGCGTACAAGCTCGCGAACGGACATGCCTACGCCCCACGCCGTCTTTTGATACTGCGCAGCCTCCTTGGCTCTTTCTGTGGCTGCTGCAATGGCGCTTGCGAACGTAGAAACGGCAGCGGTTGCTAGAGCGAAACCGCTAACCATTTGTGCAACATTCAAAGCGCCGCCCATCCCGGACGCACCCGCAAGCGTGGTTATCGCTCCTTTAGAGCCAGCCGCAAGCGTGGTTATCGCTCCTTTAGAGCCAGCCGCAAGCGTGGTTATCGCTCCTTTAGAGCCAGCCTTTATTTGATTAACAGATTCCTCGCCTAGCTTTTTCATTCCAGCTATGCGCTTTTTTATGTTGTTCAAAAACTGAGAAGTGTTTTTGTCGTCTTGCGATTGGGTGTTTTTGTGAATCTCTGCTAATTCTTTGTTAGCCTTCTCTATTGCGTCTTTAATGCTCTTCTGTATCTTCTTAACAGAATCTTGGGATTTTTTATCTAGCTTGTCGATTTCGACTGTGGCTTTGCTGGAATCAGCATCATAAACAAGCGTGAAAGTGTCAAGGATCGCCATTAGAAAAATCCCCCTATCTTTTTAATTATTCCATTGGCGGCGCTTGTCACGTAATTTACCGCTCCATTGGCAATGTCCGTCACTTGATTTTTCACTTCCCCGATTTTGGAAGTGGATGAATCAATAACATTTGAGACATCAGTAAACGACAGTTGCCCGCTTCCGCTAGGAAGACGAAGAACTTCTTTGAATTTCATTCTGACAGGAACAAAACTCAAAGCATCGGCGTTAAAAACGTTGGACATTGAATCAAACAAGCAGTTTTGGACTACGGTTCCCCTTGCGGTTATCGTGTATAGGTTCTGTCTGTTCTGAAAAATCGTCTCAAGGTTTTTATAATCTTTATTGCTGCACAGAACCGAAACATCTACTTCCCTAGGAAGGACGATGTTATGATCCGAAATAAAAGTTCCGTTTTCAACAGGATGCGAAGCGGAAAATTTAGTTCTTTGAATGTCAACGTCTACATAAGAGACTGTCGGGAATATCGCCGCGCCACTGATGACACCGCCAGTTAACGAAGAAATAGCATTTGTCGCAATATCATTCAGCAATCCAGAGACAGGCCCTGAACTGTCGGCCTGAATCTTTATTGAGAACTTGGACGGCTGAAATAAATTCGAGAATGGAATATTCAAAACAATCCCCCTACCAAGCTTGCAGCTGCGGCAATAAGACCTTTACTAGAAGTACTTGCCACGGCGTTAAACACAAACTCGTAAACATTCCCTTTAACTCTTCCGTCTTGGGAGATGCTAGGAGCCATCGGCCCGGACCTCAGATATCCATCGGAAAATATAATGGTAAATTTTCCGGGATAATTAACTGTCAAAATAACAGTGTCTTTTATTGGGATAATAGAGTTCTGAGATACGCCAGCTTTTAAAAGAACCGAAAGGTTTTCGTCATCACTTGATCCAGCAATGACGGCTATTTTTACAGGTATCGGCCTTGCAACGTCGAAAGAAAACATATTTCCATCAGCCAACATCTTATGATCGCTGACTTGGGTCGCATCAAAAGAGATTGGCATTTCATCATCTGCCCATTGGTCTATTTGAAAAGTAGACGGAAAAGTCTTTTTCGCTAGAACAGTTGCGATTAAGCCAAATGCTCCTTGATCAAACGCCATTTTTATCCTCTGTATCGTCTTCCGCGCTGAAAACTTTGTTCAGATAGGAATTGATATGTTCGTGAAGGCCGTTCATTACCATTCCGATAATGATTTGGCCAAAGTTTCGGATATTGTCATCTGTGATGAAGGGGCAATTAAACTTGAGAGTTTCAAGCTCAATCTTCACCAAGTCTTTCCATTCCGGAATATGGTTGTTCACAAGGGCGGCAGTTTCAAGACGAAGCGGATTGCCATCAACAACTACGTCTACGAACTTCATAAGCTGCAACATCGCTTCTTCATTTTTTTCATAATCTGCAATGCTTGGAAGCGCTGTCAGAGGATAAGAGGTTACGATTCGCCGCCCTTCAATTGGGCTGAATTTATGAATGATATAAGTTTTTCCGTTAAGGTCCAAGGACATCGTGTTCATATATCGATCCTAATTGTTGAGATTCTGGAATGGTCAAATACAAAAGATATGTATCAATCCCGAAATTTTGGAAGTTCGGGTAATCATATTTCTGAGAATAAAACATCAAGTTGCCAAATCCGCTTGACAAGTTATTGAATTGTATCACAGGGACATTACACACACAACGCCACGTTTCTAGTATAGTAACCCCGTTTCTTTGAATCGTCAGGAAGCATTCGGCGTCTGTCGATTTAAGTGTTATCAAATAAAAACTGTTCTCCGCAGTAAATGAAAACTGCTGATTAGGGATTCTTTGCAACGTTAATTGAGTAGCCATATTTCTAAATAAAAGGGCGAACAATTAAGCCCGCCCTTTTATCCCTCTTGTTAATTAACCGTTGGTCTTGTTTTCGAAAGCAAAAGTATATGCTTTTGTTTTCATGCGCCCAGCAGAAGAAACGCTATTAGAAGGGACGCCATCAGTGATGATGCCAGGGGCGAAAACAGGGTTTCTGCCGTCCGGGTAATTCACGCTGATAGTGATAATGTCCCTTGCACTGCCTTTGTTTTTCGCAACACGGTTCGCTTCTGCCAGAATCGACAGATTTACATCGTCAACGCCGCCGGGGAGAACATTGATTGTCAAAACGATTGCGTTCGGCTTGGACCAATGGATTAAATCGCCGTTAATGCCCATCGATTTATCCGCAAGTTGAATGCTTGGGGCGTCGAACGGATCGGCATCATCTGCCCATTGCGTAATGGTGAATCCGTTGGGGAATGTGTTGCTAGCTTTCAGCGAGGCTACAAACCCGAATGCGCTAATATTTTGCATGTTTTATTTCCTTAGATTAGGGTATTCGTACCTTCGACTTTTCGGATTTGATCATCCTTACTGTAAACCAGCAGATAAACCGCTTTCCATTCCGTAACGCCGGACGGGGCGACATACGATTGAATCGTGCAATTCAGCCAGTAGCCGCGCGTTTGTACCTGATACCACGCATTCGGATCATCAGTCACTTGCGTGATGAATGCTTTCTGAACAGTAGTAATCGGCTTGCCTACACTGATAACGCCATTGAAAAGCGCGGCGTCAATGCTGGACTGAATAACGCCCATCAGAATAGCGCGCCCGATTTCGTTTGCCGGAATGCTTGGCAAACCGAGAAACGCATTCATGATGTCGGCAACTAGACGGGACTTCAGCCACATTTCGTTAGCGTAAGTATTCATATCCACAGCAGCAGTGGAACCGCCCATCAGAACGCCGCGCTGGTAAAACGTCAGAGATTTACCATTGATTTGCGATTGTCCGACGTAATTCATGCGCAGCGGGTCCATTTGATCCGCCGTCATATCATCAGAAACCATCGCGGCGCGATCCGTAAATTGATAATACATGTAATTCTGAGAAGAATTCGCGCGCGTGTAATCAGTGGCCGCTAGAATTTCCATCGGGCAAATTTCAGCCCAATCGCGGGTTTTATCTGCCGTGTTGGTGGAATTGGTCAGAGAAACGCCGGTTCCGCTAAAACCTTGCAGAGCCGTGAACAATGCGTTTGCAGTGCCAATTGTTCCCGGCGTGCAAAACATGAACTTGTTATTTTGCGAATCATTCCACGAAGCAACGGCGTCTTGATCAGACGGTTGCAACGCGTTAATAAACGCGAAGGAGCCGAAATTATCAGATGCAGCCGCAGATTGCGAAATCGCGTCCACAGCAGCTTGAGCGGCGACGCCCGGACTAGGAACAGCGCCAGGAGTAGAAACGCCCAGCACAACAGAAGTGTCCCTTGCGCCAGTCGCAACGGCGATGATCGTCGCAGCTTGCGCCACAGAGCCGGCGATAGAAAACTGAGTATTGTTCCCCGAAACAGTCGCCGTCACGTTGGCATTTGCCAATTGCGGAACGCCAGTCACTGCGCGAATTCGAGTTTGCAGAATGGATGCTGCTTGAGCTTGCCAATTGGTAGCAGGCAATCCGGACCAATCAATTCCCGATACAGTTGCAGGAGTGGTTACGCCGGAAACTGTAACGTTAAGCGTCAGCGTGCCGGGGCTGGCAGTGGTGAACGCCTGAAAATCAGATACGTTTTTAACCGTATTATCGCCAGTCAAAACCGGAGCGGAACCAGTCGCAGACCAGTTGACGAATCCGATTTTTTTAGCGCGATTGTTCATCTTGTTGATGAACGCAAAATACTTAATGCCGATTCTATTTTCGTCAGAATCAACACCAAAGAAAGTTGCGATGTCATCGGGATTTGTCATTTCTACCAGAGTCCCCGGAAGGACTTTGGTATTTTGTGTAACGATACGTCCGATTAGTTCCCGGTACGGAACTTGAGCGGCTGCGCCAACGCCAGACGTAATATCTACATAGCGGCGAATGCTGATTGCCATATTGGGTTCCTTTTATACTCTGTAAAGGTCTACTTCCGCAGTCGTCACTATCGGGGAATTCGTCGTGGTTGTTCGATAATGAGTGACTGCAATATCAAATGATGGAGCCGCTTCTTGCCTGTCTCTATCATCTGTGAAATAAGGATTTCGAACGTCTGGCGCTCTTAAAACCCCCAAATCCAAAGGCTCAAGAACCCTTAGAAACTTTCTGCTCTGCAATTTCCCAAGCGCATAATTGGCCATGTCTGAGGCAGTTGGCAAATTTGTATTTTCTGGAATTTGCAAAACCAAAGCGGATATCTGAAACGTTGTTGCCATTAACTGTTTTTCAGTCTCTACAAAACTGTTAGTAGATTGCTGATAAACTTTTGTGTATTCGGGATGGCCGCGAGGAGTATCAAACAATTTTTCTATAAACAGACAAGGAGTGTTTGGAACGCCTTGCTGCGTTGGGTTTTGTTTCTGAATTACTAAAACGCTCATTTGGTCAGAGGCCAATTCTCCAACCAAAAACCCTCTTACTACTCTTATCAGTTCGTTGTCTGTCATAAATAGTTGACCTCTACGCAAAGAGCTTCAACCCATCCGTCCATTGCATACCAGTCGGACAAATTTTCTATCTGATAAAGTTTCTGATTAATCTGGACTCTGTCGCCTGTAACGCCGCGATCCAAGTCAACGGCATTAACAGAAAAGAAAACATTTATGTAATTCTTTTGGAAATCTAAGCCAAGCTGGTTATATGTTTTTCTGTTGACGGCCTGAACACTAGCTTCAAAATCTATCGGCGCTTGATACGTGGAAACCCATTGGCCAACATCGTTAAGAGTGCGATCAATATATTTAATATACTGAATTGTGTTTGTATCTATACACCCAAACGCTTCATCAAGAATATCGCTTCCCGGAATCATTTCTTAATCACTTTCGCTTGAGCAGATTGCGCCATGAGGCCGGTAACACCCGTCAAAGGGCTGTTGAATCCCTTTCCTTCCCACAATGGCGGAAGTCCATTCACTGTCAAATCGCTGTTCGGTTCCCATCCGCCATTTTTTATTTGATTAAGCAATTCGCCTAAAACTTTTTCGCCAATCATCTGAAGAGATTGATCCGGAGTAATCTTTCCCATTGCAACGCCTTTTGCCAACTTTGCGGAAACCTCTCTTACAGGTTCCTCAGCAGCAATTGCCGTTGCGCGCATAAAGGGGCGGGCCGGCGTTACGAACACCGCTTCAACCGGCATGTTTCCTTTTTTGAATTTGGTTGTGTGTCCAACCTCATTCAAATAAGCAACTTCGGCAACCGGCTTTCCATCTGCATATCGGTTTTCTTCAAACCAACCAATTCCGACTTGCTTTTTATCAAGCTTTCGAAAGATGTCTGCCATTTGCCGAAGTTTGGACATATCAAAACACTCCGTTAACTTTTCTGAAAGCACTTCTTTCCGGCAGGCCGCCAAATGAGAAGCCGCCAACGGTATGAACTTCCAACATAACAAGCAATTGCTGGCCATAAGGAGTTTGATTAAGCCACCAATCAAACTCACTTACTGAAGGCGGCGCAAGACGTTGAACAGAAATCTTGTCGATGGTTGAGCTAACAACATATCCGCCCTGCTTCCCTTTCATTATGTTTTGGGAGATTTTCAACAAATGCGCTGTAAGAAGATTAAGGCCCAAAGCCCGACAATCGCCCATCAAAGGGCCGTAATCTTCATTGCTTACAATGCATGTTGCTTGATCCCAATACATCTGAATCAATGCTGGAGGGTATTTTGTTTCATCTGCAAATTCGGGGCATTGAGCGCGGAATAAAGCATCATCATAAACAATAGACATTTTTGTTTACTCGTCGTGTTCGTCTGTCGGGCGGCCAGTCAGAACCCTTTTAACATCGAATCCGCCAAGATCATCTTGAGTCATCGGGGCGGACTTATCACGCGCCAACATATCGCTTTGGACGATTTTGGCAACGATGTCATGATTGTTGCCGGGGTTGTCGTTGAGAATCTTCACAATCCCTGCTGCGGCTTCTCGCTTGAAAAGCCAATTATCTTTTAGCCATTCGGCTGTTTCATCCTTGATGGATGTAATCATCCCTTGTGCCGTCCAAATCGGCAAACCGCTATCAGGGTCGCTAGTTTGAACGCCATAACCGCTATTGGAACTAGGGATATTCGCTTTGCCGCGAATTACCACTTGACGCAGAAGACGGGACACATCTTGCGAATTATCGTAATCCGCATATTGAAGATCGTTAGAAGCGGTACACAGCACAAATTTCGTCATTTATATTCTCTTCCCAATTAGGATTAAAGAAGGGCGGCGATTAAACCGCCCTCAGATTTACAGATTAAACGCCGCGCATCCGAACAACAGCGAACGGACGTTTGCAGAGGACGCCAGCCGTTGCATTGGTGTAATCCTCGACGTACGACTTCGGACGACGCTCAACACCAAGAGTCATGAACTTGGTTTGAACCAGCTGATCGAACACGACGCCGCCATCGCTGGAGCCGTCTACCGAAGAATCGATTTTTTCGGCAAACAGATACACGACATCTTGTTGAACGCCAGAGCCGTCCAGAGTTGCGCCTTGGAATTCCGGAGCAGACATTACTTCGCACTTCGGGTACATCTGTTCGATCCAGGCGCGAACGGTCAAACCGTAATCCGTCGAAACAGTCAGAACTTCCATTTGAGTCGTCGGCAGAACAAGACGGGTATTCACCTTTTCCGGCTTGATTTGGTCGCGCGACTGAGTGCGAAGAGTCTGGAACATAACGCGCAAGTCTTGCGTAATGCCCTGGAAGTTCTTACCAGCCCACGGGCCGCCAGTCGGAGTCAGATACGCCAGCAAGTTAGGATCGTTCAACAGGCCGAACGTCCGATTATTGCCGTTATACCAGCCACGGAAGCCCACAGCATTCCGGAAAATTTCCAGAGACACGGCGCAATGATCGCGAGAATCTTGCGCAAGGTTGGCGCGCATTTTGGCAGCGCGCTCTTCTTGCAATTTGCCGATATTCAGACCTTGTTCAGCGCGAACAATCGAACGGCGTTCGAAGTTGCGGTTTACCTTAACAAGCGGAATATTGGTTTGGTCGCCGTATTCGCGAGCAACGCCAGCCGGTTCCACGATGCCTTGAACGATTTCGGCATCTTCCCAGCTACCAACAGTGCGGATGCCGAGAATATCGTCAATCGAACGCGCGGCGGTCAGGACTTTTACGAAACCCGGCAGCCAAGTTTGCAGAAACTGAATCGGAGTCGGAACGCTGGGCGTGGTGATTGTCGGCGCGAAAGTGCTGTCGCCAACCATCGACGTGATGAAGCCTTCCGAATCGCGATGCAAACGCATTTGATCGATTTGTTGGCGAACGACAGATGCATCCATCGAAATGCCCATGCGACCCAATTCACGCAGGGTTTCGAGGGTGATATCTTCCGGGGTCAGTTTCAATTGCTGAACATGACGCGGGGAGATATACGAATGAGTCTGAGAAATCATCATTTTCTTTGTCTCCTCTTCTTATTGAGTAAATTGAACGATAACCGGTTGCGAGGACGGAGCGCCTGCGCCGGATTGTGCGATAGTGGCCGGGGCTTTTACGCGACTGTTCGGGATCGGGGTAAAGCCTGCCGGAACAGTGCCGCCAGCCGGGTAGTTGACAATGCCGCCCAGCGGGATGCCTGCCGGGTTTTGTGCCGCAGTGGTCGCCGAAGTGACATATGCCAGAGCATCGCCGAAATTGACAGTTGCAGCTGCGCCAGTGCTGGGATTGAAAATCTCAGCGACTGCGATGCCCATTTCCATCAGCTGGGCGCGCGAGAACGGAGGCAGACTGTAAGACGGAGCCAGAGGGCCGCCCGTAGCAGTGCCATACAGTTCGTATTCGTCCGGATTCACCAGCATGCCGCAGAAGTTTGCGCCACCAACGGTCGCAATCAGAGACGGCGAAGAACCGATTGCTGACAAACCCGGATCACTGGTGTATTCCGCAGAATAGCCAAAGGCGCGGCCAATGGTATTCAAGGCAACCGTTTGACCATCCAAACGATAGGAGCCAATGCGCAGCGGGCCGTCATAAATGATTTGGCCGACGAAACCTTGCGTATAGTTAAAGCCTACAGACTGTTGAAAAGCCATTTCTTATTCCTCGCTGGCGGAAAGCAGGTAAGCGCCCACTTTGTTCTTGCTGTTCGGAGTCGCGCTGTCTTGCGCGCGGGTTTGTTTGGCAGCAGTTGCACGAACCGCATTCGTCCGTTCGACAGCGGTCAAATAACTGTCAAGAGCAATGCCTTCTTGGCCCTTGGAGCATTTGATTTTCAGCTTTTGAACGCCGTAAAGCTCAACGCCGCGACGGTCCATTTTTGCGCTGTCGAAAGTGCCAATGACGTTGGACAGGCGGCTAGCCAGCTTGTCAGCAGCAACGATGTCTTCGCGAATTTTCTTTGTCATGCGAGACACAAAAGCGGCGTCGCCTACTGCGGGCGAGTTTTCGCCTTTAGCCGGCTTATTCATTTCTTCTCCTTCGTCTGCGATTCGTTCCGGAACACCTTCGCCTAGCGTGCTTTCTTCGTCTTCGGCTTTTTCTTCCTTGGACTCTTCTTCGTCTTCGGCCTTTTCGGTTTCTTCGTCCATCTCGGTTTTTCCTTCGCCTTCATCGCCGGTTTGGCCGGCCATGCCTTGAAGGGTGGAAATAACCTGATTCAGAGCGCCGATAACTTGGCTAAGCGGATTTCCGCCTTCTTCGCCTTCGTCTTCGCCTTCTTGGCCGAATTCGCCACTTGCAGCAGGAACAGCCGGCTCAATTTCTTGATCGGCTTCAGAACCGCCCATTTCTGCGCCGCCTTGATGGGCTGGTTCGGTCGCCTCCTCGCTGAGAAATTCTTGCAAGGCTGGAAGCAGCTGCTTCAGTTGTTCAACAGCATTGTCCATTGCTTTGCGGGACTTGGAATCCATCGCGCGGCGCGGGCCTTTGCCTTTCTTGTTTCCTTGAATAGCCATGCTATTACCTCTTTGGGGAATGATATTAAAATCTAAATGGTCAAAGACCAGCCCATCCAACACCCGCGCGCCTTCTACTCTCGCTTCATCTACTAAAGCAATGTGGTTGCCGCGCATATTCGTCTGAACGAATTCGTATGGCTGTCCTTCAAATGTTCCAGACTGCTCCAAAAACTTGCAGGCATATCCAAGAGAAACCGGAGTTTTTCCTGTTTCGATATCTTCCTGCATTTGGCGAGAAAAAACTTTCAAATCAGCCATCATCCAGGGATCGGAGAACCAGACATTTCCAGTCATGATCCCATCAATTCCGTAATCCTCAGGAGCGGTCAAGCCGCTGTCTTTATCGCCTGATAGATATTCGTGATTGTTGATGAAGGGTAGGTTTTGGAAACTCGCCAAAGCTTCCGGATCAGTAAGAGCAGATTTAGGACGGTAAACTTTAACGATTCTATTCGGATCGCCAGAAGCGCCGACTTGAGCAGCGCTATAATCAAAAATGCCATAGCTGGATACAGGACAGCCCTTAATCGTCATGTAGCCATTTGAGTCTATTTCTCTCGCTGTAGCCATATTCGCTCATAACCTTAAGTAGCCATTAGCTATTATAAACTGTCCTAATAGGGAAGATCAAGGCGGCGCAACCGTTTTTATTTAAGCATAGCCTTTAAAGCGTCCCGTACCATGCACAAATCGTTAATTAGTCGCGTTATTCCCTCTCCTTGGTCTCGGCTTTGCGCGGCTTTCTTGGCTACATTACTTCTTTGCTTTGAATAACCGATGGCTACAGCTTGTTTAGGGTCTTTTCCTGCTTCAATCTCCCTTTCAATATTCTTTTCCCTGGATTCTTTTGTCGTTCCTTCAGACAAAGGCATTATTAATTCTCCGTGGTTGAAACAGTCGGCGGTTCTTGATATTTGATTTCTTCGTTTGCTTTCTCGTCTGAATACAGTTCCGGATTTGCCTTCCTTTCTTTGAACTCAGAAAATGCAGTCATAAGAATTTCCATTGCATCGCGACCGTCTTCATTCTTCAAAAACTCTTCCAGGGTATTAACGTCTTCGAGAAGGGTTTTCCTTTGTTCATTCGTAAAAACTTGAGGAGTCGGCATACTGGCCAAAGACGCAACTTGACTTTGCAGAGCCTGACGGATCAAATACATCTGAGTAGCAGGACGAGTTAATTGTTTGCGGATTTCAGCGAGATGCGAAAACAGAGGAGACATTTCCATTATTTCTTTCCTTATAAATTTAAAAGCGCGGAAAGCCTAATCAAAGACCTTCCGCGCTCTTTACCTATTTAGCCTAATTAGGCTACGCGGGTGTTTGCGGCAGCTTGAGTTGCGCTGCCCGTCATCGTGCCGGAATTGAACACGACTTGTCCTTGACGAATTGCCTGGACATCGTGATGCAGAGCACCGAAGGTGTTGATAAGCGCCTGGAACTGTTGTTGCTGTTGGGCTTGCGCTTGAACTTGGGCAACGTTCTGGCTGACGTTCACTTCCACGCCGCGAGCGGCATGATTAGCGCGCGATTCAGCAAGTTCAGCTTGCAGTTCGGCAATGGTATTCGCATCAATCTTGCTACCAAGACCGCAGATAGCGGTCAGGATAGCTTGAGTGTTCGAAGAGTTTGCTTGCAGCGAAAGAGCGATACCATTTTGCACGGTATCCTTAATTGCGCTGGCGGCTTGCAATTGACTGATGTTGTTCTGGTTCAGGATGTTCGAAAGCTCATTGGTCTGAGACAGAATCGAATTCTGAACTTGCAAAGCGCTGTTCGGGATTTCGCCCTGAATAGTGCCGAGCTTATCCATCAGCAACAATTGGTTGGTGCAACCAGCGCCAGCGACGGAGTCGAACGCAGCACGTTCGCAACCGCCGCCATCACGGCCACCAAACAGACCGCCACGATTGCCCAGCAGCGCGCCAATCAGCAGGCCGCCAAGCAAACCACCGCCACCACCACCACCAAAACCGAAGCCGCCAAGACCTCCGATACTTTCGATGTTTTCGGATACCATGTGATTATCACCTTTTGTTTGTTTGTGGACTTTGTGAACTTTCTCGCCAATCTTTTCCATGCCTTTGTGCAGCTTTTCAAAACGCTTTTCACTGCGCTTCTCATGCTGTTCAAGAGTCATGGGATGTTTGGCCATGTCGTGTTCTGACATAGCAGTAGATTGGCTGGAGGGAGTGAGGCTATAGCCTTCCATTTATTATCTCTCCAGATTTTTTGAACACGGCGAACGCCGCACTAGAATTATACGCAAATATACTAGCGCTTACAACTGATTTAATCATCAAACATTATTAACAATGCGCTGGATACAAAGGGTTATTTGATTGATAGTCATATTTGCTCCGGAATCGTTTTTCAGTCCAAGAAGGAAACCGCTATTTGTGTAGCTATCGTTTTCTGAACTGGTGTAATCGACAAAAGTAACTTCGCGATTAACGACAGAATTCCCGATGACTTTGAATTGATCGATAGAACTTATTATCTCTTTAGACTCCGGTTTGCTTGTCAACACATACCATTGTCTAGTTCTTCCGTTTTCTCCTCCTACAGTTCCAGAGATTTTCACAGAGATTAATATCTGAGTTTTTCCGTGAACAGCAGGGAATTTGAACGCGGCGCTTGACGTGTCAATATGGGCATCGTTTGAATCAAACTTTTCAAAAGCCGATGCATCAAAGTTAAAGTATGCGTCTGGCGGCACTCTAATATCGCCGCGCCATGCAAACGTGTCTTGAGTGAAGTTTTTCATTATTGCTCTTTCTACTGTTTGACGGTCAGTTGGTGATAAAGATTGAGACAACATCATTCTTGCTACGTAAGGCTCTCCGTTTTCAGGATCAACGAACGCTGCTCCTAGTGCAAATTGTTGGTTTATTATTGGATCGTTCGACGGTATCTTTACTTCCATTGTTATTAATCTCATTTAGGCGTTCCGATTGGAACCATTGAAAAGAAAGGAAGCTCTCTATCTACCGATTGCTTTGAAACAGATAAATTATTCCCTGCTGTGTGATAGATTCCTACTTCGAATGTATCGCCGGCATTGCACTTAACAATAGCATTACACTCTTGTCGTATAACATTTGTTCTTCCCCAAATCGACTGAGTATTAAACGCATATCTTGCGTTTCTGTCACCCCCTTTGAAAATAAAAATTTCTCTGTGCCCCGTGTCGTCTCCGGGCCATGAAACGGCGGCGCTGATTAAATAAACTCCAGTTCTAGGGGCTGTCAAAACAGACTGATATGTAGACGATGTGTAATTATTCGAATCATAGACTGTGTCCCATGCGCTTATAACGTGAAGGCTTGCATTACCAATTGTCAAAATTACATCTGATAATCGCAATTTACATCCTGTATCTAAGACAGGATTAGATTTCAAAACATATCTTGCGTCTCCGTTAATCGTGTCGATTATATCTCTTCTATTTGATCCATTATTGTCTTCTATTTGCGGCTGAGTTCCACCGGTGTGTTCTCTTATGGTGACGCCGCCGCCATATCTTTTATATATCGCACAACCGCCCATCATCATTAATCCATAGCCATCTGTGAGCGTATTTAAATGGCTGTTGGCAAATGAATTATTTCCTGTGAATGCATTATTGCCTGCTGCCGTCACATCACCAATTCCGCCAACAGGGCGGCTATCAACATATTGCTTTGTGGCGGCCCCTAATGCCGATGTCGGATCGGCATTCAAAATTAGCGAACCTGTCATTGTCGCGCCTGCTTTTGAAACCCCATTGACAGTATCTAAAATAGCTCTTCTAGAAGTTCCGTCTTGACTTTCTATTTCGGGCTGATTCGCTCCGCCTTGAACGATTCTTAAAGGGTTTCCGGTTTTAACTCTAATAGACCAGCCAGCGCCAAAATTCACCCCGTTATCTACAGCAACATTCAAGACTTGAGAAAATGAATTCGATCCGGTAAAAGCATTATCTCCAGCTTTAGTCACATCCCCAATATAAACAGGCTTGGAATCAATATATTGTTTTGTAGCTGCTTCTAGCGGCTGAACTGGATCGGCATACAGTATCAGCGGGCCTAACATAGAAGAGCCTATTCTCGCGACTCCATTGTCAGTGTCTAAAATATCTCTTTCGTTTAACCCGTTATTATTTTCTATCTTTGGCTGATGATCGCCCGAAGCAGTTCTTAAAATTATTCCGCCGCCCGCTTTCTTGTAGATATACCCCTGATTTGCGAATTCAACGCCCGCGCCATCAGTCATAATTCTTAAATGATTTCCTTCTAGTGATGTTGGCCCTTTTAATCTTGTGATGCTTAGGAAATCATTTTGAGAGATGAAAGTTTGATTAGCATCTAGCAATGCGACGTTAGGAGGGATTCCGCGAAGATTGGAAACGGCTTCCAGATACCAGAAGTTAGTTATCGGGTCGAACGCCGTTCTTACAGTTGTGTTCCAAGGGACAGAAACAGTGTCCAAAGGCAATGGGCTGCCAGCTGCAATAAATTGCCTTCCCGTTATGCTGCTTATGATCATTGTCGGTCTTGTTTGATCATCTCCAAGATTGGCGAAGTTATAAGAGGTCCCTTGCGTGAATTCCGGAATTCTTATTTCAATATCCCTGTCAGATAGACCGATAACATCTGAACCTGCGGTTTCCTGCGGCAGGTCTAAATTTTCTCTCGTCACGACAACACGAATAAAAGCGCTTGGGCCTAATTCGCCTATTTTGTATGGATTGCCTGTCGCCGGATCAATCGGCATAATACCAACTGTGTAATGATCATTTGTTATATGCGAGTCTGACGGAACTTTAACTTCCATTTTAATTTCTTTCTAGGAGGTTCACTAAAGTTGTGCTGTGATGTTCTGCCATGTTCAGCGGCAGGATTGCTTGAATGGGATTTATTGATATAAAGAAATCGTTCAATTCTGGAATAAGAATTAAATTGAATTGCATCTTTCCAAAACTGAACGATCCGACATTTGCAGACGCGGCAACAGTGAATTTCTGTTTGTTTCCGCGTTTATCTATTAGCATGTAAACTGTCGGAATCATAAGCACCACTTTTAAAAGTTCGTTTAAACACTACAAATAACAATTATTCTAATCCGGCGCGCCACAGATAGGAAGTTCGCTGAGTGTTGCGGGGACATCATACGAAATCGCAAAAAGTGTTGACGTGCGAAAACGTGTCAGGTATGATTCATCACATCAGCAGCGGAAACCAAGCTGCGAACCACGGCAGAATGGCCGAACTTAGAAAGGAAAGAACTCATGAAACAAAAGACTTTTTCTCGCACTGTTGATAACATGCTGCATAAGAAAATGGACGTGCGCCGGATGCGTCGTCTTTATCGCACAGCTGTGGAAGTGAATCGAAGAAACCAATCCTTCGGCGCGCAAGAAAGCGTAGAGTTCGCCCGTAAGACTTTGAACAGAATTGATCATCGCATGTCCAAGTATGTTAAGAAGTTCAACGCTGCTCTTGAGCGCGAGCAAGCGGCCAAAGCCGCGCCCGATCAAATGGACATCGCTTTGAAATCCGTCCCGGCAAAGCCCGCCGTTATCGAAGTTGCGTCTATCGAAGTTCCCGCAGAAATCAAAGTTCGCAAAACTCCGGCCCGCGATGCGAAGGGCCGTTTCATTAAAGCTGCGGCTTGAGGAGAAATCAGAATGCTCAAAGGGATTTCTAACGGAAATTTTTCTGCTCTTGTTGTCTTTCCTGAGGGTAGGAATCAGATAGGAGTTTACAAAGGTCCTATACGAGAGCTAAACGGAAAGACGGCTCTCATAAGGCCCAATTTGTGCAAAGAATATTTGCTCGCACAATTTGATCAATTCGGCCTGACTCATGTCTACGGAGATGAAAAAGTTGATCTTTCTCATGGATGGCATGGATTTCTTAAATCAGAATTCAAAATAATTTGCAGAGAATGCAATGGTTCTGGCGTAGAAGTTAGCAGTGAAGGTAACTATCACAAATGTTCGTATTGTGATGGCAAAGGATCGTTCAAAATTTATGATGGGCTGTAATTCGCAGCCTTTAACCGTCGAAAGGTAAAACATGCTTTACATATTTGATTTGGATGGCACGCTTGCAAACATCGATCATCGTTTGAAACACATCGAAGGCGATAAGAAAGATTGGTCCGCATTCTATAAGGCTTGCGTTTATGATCAACCGAATGAATCCGTTATCGGTCTTCTGAACGCGTTGAGCGATGGCGGCGAACATGAGTTTGTAATCTGGACTGGACGAAGCGAAGAAGTTCGGGAAGAAACAATTCAATGGTTCTATGATAACACCGGCCTTTACCTCGAAGAAATCGAAGATATTTTGCGGATGCGTCCGGAAGGCAATTTCGAATCTGGAGCGAAGCTGAAAAAGCAATGGCTTGATGAATTTCGCGAACATCGTGGCGACTTGAACGAATCCGGCGACATTTGCGCGATTGAAGATGAAGAAAAGGTTTGCCAGATGTGGAAAGAAAACGGCGTTGCAGTTCTGCGCGTTCTGTAAATGAAGTGAGCGGCAAACATCGCCGCCCAAACTGATTAATTAACCGACTAAAGGAAGCTCCTCAATACAGATTTGATCGAAGTTAGAGTTTGCAGTAATTGAGCATGATTGTGCTGCATCGGCCAACAGAATCAATCTAATTGTATCCCCTGCCTTCAGATTAAATGTCCACGTTCCACTAATGAAAACATTGGTATAAGTCCCTGCTCCGCCCCAGCAGAACAGAGATGCTATCGGGTATCCGTTCTGGAAACTCGATCCGTTCAAAGATGGGTAAACCCCGAACCTTTGTCCTGTTCCGGTAAGCGTGACATTCCCCAATGCTGAGAACGTAACACGATAATATCCAGCCCTTGGCGCTGTAAAAATACCAGTCGAAGGAACGAATGCGGTTGAGTTGTCATATACATTGTTTGTCCACGCTACAGCATTCCCTGAAGCGCCAGAGTTTGCATTTATATATTTCAACCTAACAAGATTAGAACCGCTCGCTGGTTGCCAAACGCTGCTTTGCGAATTCCAGGAAAATTCCCTGAAACTATTCGCAGGAATTCCAACGTTTTGAACTTGGAAGCTTTGCGTTCCGCTGTTAAGGACTTTTAAGTTTCTGACTTTGGTTCCCGCTGTCGGAGCAGGAAGAGTCAATAGCAAATTTCCTGCGGTTGTTTGCGGGATGATGATACATCCTGCGATATCCACTGTCGCGGCGGCGGTCCCAATTGAGCCGGCAGCAGTGAAATTAGAAAGGCTTACGACTGCTAGTCTGTCGGTTAGATCATAAGAAGCATCTCCCATTAGCCGACCATCTTGTCTTCCTGCTGCTGGTGCTGGAACACCTCCCAAAGACCCAGCAGCGCCGGATGTTGCTCCAGCAAACGCCGGAACATCAGCTTGCTGGATGGCAGACCATGCAGAAGCTGATGTGCTAGACGTTCTGTAAAACATCCCAGCACTGGTTGGCGCTGCGCCTGGAACTGTCGCTTGCCCTACCTTCGCAACAGATGGGCTCGCGGCGGTTCCTCCAATATCTCCCGCCAATTGAACAACGCCTTTAGACGTAGCCGTTGCATCCGCTGTAGCCGGAGACGTTCCCCAAGCAGCAGCGTTTGCAGCCGAAGCAATCAACACTTGCCCAGCAGAAGGAGTTCCGCTAATTGCTACGCCTTGAATCTTCTGAACAGTCGGAGACGCAGCAGCGCCGCCGAAATCGCCAGCAAGCTGGACTACACCTTTTGACGTAGTCGTTGCGTCCGGAGTCGCAGCCATTGTTGACCATCCGGCAGATGTAGGCCCTGACGCGGTCAGAATCTGCCCTGCTGCTGGAACTCCGCTAATTGCCACACCTTGTATCTTCTGAACCGTTGGAGAGGAAGAAGAGCCGCCAAGATCGCCGGCCAGCTTGACAAGCCCAGCTACAGAAGTCGAAGCGAACGGAATTAATTGGTTCCAGTTCGACGGATTCCATGCTGTTCCTGATGCAATAGTCGTGTTCGCAACATAAACGTTTCCGTCAACCGGATAAACAACCGTCTCGCCGGCTTTATAAGCGCTCGATTGCGCCCATGACGCAATATAAGCGCGATAATCGCCTACGACTGGCAGAACGTTTCCTGTCCGCGCATTGAACGAAAGAACAGTGGTCGCAGTCGAGCCACCGTCAATCCAGTTTGTCAAAACTGTAGGGTCAAGATTGGCATTCAGATAAAACAATTCCTGAATATCTTGTTGCAAGCAAATCGTCAGATTATTTGATCCAGGCAAAGCAACACGCGCTGCTTGGTTCGCAACGACTTGATAATTCGCAGCCTTAGCTGTGGCGCTAATCTTGCCAGAAGAATCAACAGCGATTGTAACGCCGTCAACCGATACAGCGCCGATTTGCGAAGTGGTGGCTTTCGGGAATGCGGTTTGCACGTTCGCAACGGATATCACTAGAACGTCTTGGTAAGACGCTCCAACAACTTTCGCGTAAGGCAACGTGTTCGGAGTTCCGGGCCGGACATTAAGCAGTGTTCCATCTGCTTTTACTATCTCGCCGTAAGTTGTAAAACCAGAAGACAAGTCAATGCCTGGAGAAAGGATTAGATTCAAAGGGACGCCGGCTGTTGTGCTAACCGTCATGCTTTGAGAGTAAAGGAATCGTCCTTGTTTATTCGTATCATAAAGATTATACGATATTTCACCCGAATAATATTCGGAAGGAATAACGGTCAATTCAAAGACGGAGAAATTTCCGTTCCAAAGATTGACGGAACCTTGTTGAATCGATCCTGCTTGCACTGCGCCGTTTATTTCTAGAGTTTGCAATGCATTGTGCATTCTCGTCGTCAGCGGCGTTTCGTTCAAATTGGTTCCGTCATAAGTTGACGATTGCCAAGCAGGGAACCAATCAATTCCGGTATCGAGGTTCTTGAAGAAAACATTCTGCGCGCCGGAACTAATGCTGTGCATGTTGGAGAGATAGAAACTCCCCGGACCAGTCGTGATAGATTTTGCTATCGAAGTCCCGTTAACAGAACTGGAAATCAAATCGGTCCATGCGCCATTGCTCAATTGCTGAAGTGCGGCACTCATTTGGCCGCCCGTTCCGTTTTCTATTTCCCATCGCAAAGAACCGTTCTGCGTTGGCGATCCGGAAATATAAACAACTCCTGCTGTGTTTCCTGCTGTTACGTCTTGGCCAGTCCCGCCGCCTCCACCAGAGGAAGCAGCGATGAAAGCGAACACATGGCGAGTGCTATAGAGGTTGCCATAAAGCAAATGACAAAAGCTATTCGGCGGAACAGCAATACTTGTCGCGTCTCCAGCTGCCGTTTTAAAAGTTACATCGTTGTTTGGCGCTACAATCGTCACGGTTGAAGTTGACAAATTGTAGAAATTGATGAAATCCTCTGAGAACTGCCCTTTGCCTACATTAACGCTTATCGGAATCGGTCCTTGATAAGTATATTCTTCGTTCGGTTGCAGCCATTCATTATTGAACGATGCTATCCGCAAAGATTGTTGCGCCATTTTGATTCACCTTATAAATTATTAGAAATCCAAATCAAGCACTGCTACCATTCTGCAACGGCAATTAATCGCAAATCCCGGCTTACCTCTATCGTTCTCAGGGACTTCCGCATTAGCGTCGGAACCGTCAACATTATAGAGTTCGCTCGCCCCTCCTTTCAGAAGATAAATCTTTCCATCTCTTTCCACATGCGAATGGCGCGGCGTTTTCCCTGCTGAACTGTGAATCCATTTAAACTTTTGCAGGCCCGAATTCTCCATTCGCTGAGTATTCAGAGCGCTATAAACTTTCTTCGTTTGATCTGTTGCGATAAGCTTTGCGCGCCTATCGCTCATTCCTTCTATTTGCGTTAGGTGATTGTAAATACCCGCGATGCCTTGTTCGCCAGAATCAGGCGACATCATGGATTGATTTACAGCCATTTCGACGCGGTCAAAAACATCTTGACCAACCTTCGTTATCAAACGGACGTTTTCAGCTATCTGCGATTTCAGAATTACATTCAAATCGCCTGGTTTTCTATCTACATACTCAACGCCAAGCTTTCCTAGACTAGCGTTCGTAGTCGCCACGCTATGCTTATCAACTTTGTTGACGAAAGCTTCGGAAAGTTTTTGAGCCGTTTGGCTGAATATCGCTTCATACCTTTTCCTGATAGCGATCAACGCCTTGTCGAACTTAGGAATTGGTGAAGCGGCGTCTTCAGCGAAAAAACCCTTGACCGCAGGGTTTTTAACGACTTTGTTTAGCTCTTTCCGCGCTTCGTTCACGTACAGGCCGATAACTTTTTGAAGCTGTTCGGTGTACCAATCCCTAATCGGGGCGCTGGGAATCATTTGATAACCCTCAGCAATCGGCGGCCTTACTCTTCGTTCACGTTTACTAGAAGCGCGGAAAGCCATTGCTTATTCCTTAGTTTCTTGTTTGTCTTCGGTCTTCTCCGGCTGCTTCTCTGGTTCTGCCTTTGCTTTCTTCTCAGACTTCACAGCGTCTTGAGTGCTGTTTTCATCGAACTTTTGAAAGTTCAGTTTGAATTGATAATCCGAAAAGACAGAATACATTCCTTGATTCGATACGATCCAATCGCCTTTCGGTTCTTCGTTATCATCGTTGATATTTGCGGCCCGAATTGCGCCATCATATCCATGGAAGAAAATACCATCTCCGGGAATGGTCTTGTAAATCGCATCTCCTTCTTCATCGACGCCTTCCATTACCAGATGGACGCAGGAACCGGAAATAAATCGATGGCCAAGAACGCCTTTGATTTCTTCTTCGTTGTCCTTGTCGAACAGAACTTGAATTGCGCCTACAGTGTTGAAACCGTTGTAATAAAGTTCAAATGCCATGTGTCACTCCTTTTGCCTTATCTTGGCGTTGGGTTTCGCTTGCCGTGGAAGCCTCTGATTGAAGCTTTTCTTTCTCTACATCTTCAGGCGCTAATGGCAAACCTTGATCAGTTTCAGGTCCGCCGCCTGCTTCTACATTGCCAAACATTCCCATTGTTTCATCTTCGGAACTTGCCGGGACGATGTCCAGGCCCTCAAAACTTTCCATGAATTTTTCATTAGCCATTGCTGAATTCCACGATTACGCGAGCTTTACGCGTTCTTGTTCCCTTAATAACTTCCACCACTTTGAACTTGCCTCCGCGATTCATTACTACTTCTTCTTCGTTCGGGAATTGGCTGATATCTTTAACACTAACCGCCTTGCTTCCTTTAGGAACTCGAATTTCCATGATCGCGGAATTATCTCCTCTTGCGAAGTTTTTAGCTTCTGCCTCGCTTGAAGTGGTAGAGCTAAACGATTTGTCTTGCCAGCTGTCGCCAGGTTTCAGTTTGTCCAAGAACGACTTGTCAGAGATACCACGGAAAACTGTCATATCTTCTTTAGTCGAAGCCTTTTCAAACAGTTTGTCCATTTGCTCAACATCTTTCTTGTGTTCTTTCGGAACTCCTTTTCCAGACCTAAGAGCCGGACCTAAATCCCTGAACATTGCACCGGTATATTCTTGCATAGCCTGCTTCTCTTTGTCAGTCATATTTACCGGCGCGGCAGAGATATGTACAGCTTCAGATTTCTGTTTCGGGGTTTGTTTCTTTTCCTTCGCTGCTTCTTTCGGAGTTTCCGCCTTAGGAGTTTCTGCCTTCGGTGCTTCCGCTTTCGGTGCTTCCGCCTTAGGAGATTCTGTCTTCGCGGATTCTTTCGGAGCTTCGGACGTTTCCTCTTTCTTAGACTTGACTTCGGAAATATTCTTGCCGTTGAACTTGCCGCCCATTCCGCCAAGTACTTCGCCTCCTGCACCGATCATAACCGGTTGGCCTTTCTCTTCTTGTCCGTTCGGCTTAACAGTTATCCAAGCATCTCCGACTTCATTCTGTTGTCCTTGAAAGGGCTGATTCAAATCTCCAGTGTTAATCCAGTTCTTCAACTGGTCAAGCGTTATTTCATGCAGACTGTCTAAACCTTGCCAATCCGCATCATAAGCTTTCCTGTAATAACGTTCTGCTTGTTGCGCATCGTCGAACCCAAGCATTACTTTGTGTTCATCGAACTCGCCAGTTTCAGGACACTTCTGATTGATCACAAAAGCTTTGTCGCTTGCCAGATTCGGACCAACGAACACGTCAAGTTCATCGCCGTCTGCTGCCTTCGTGTTCTTCACAAAGCCATAATGACACGGCATCATCGTTCGCCATTCATTACCGGCCATGTCTTTGCCCGCCCTTACCGATCCTTTGTAGTTCTCAATCCCAAGCCTCATGCCTTTATAGGGCATTTCCGGAAGCTTGGCGTTGAATCCGCCAGCAGGAACATGCAATTCATCAGGCGTTGCCTTGCGCGGATTGTAGTAGTCTGGTTGTCCCTGCTGAACCGTTTCAATCAGGCGCTCAATCATTTCCCTCAATCCGGGTTCGGCGATGGTGTTTGCCAGTTGTCCCGGAGAAGATACGCTTGCGGGAGAATCTTCTTCGACTTCATCTCCTTCTTTCGCCATCTTCTGTTTGGGCTGTTCATTTCCTTTTCCGCTAGAATCTTTGTCCGGCTGCTTCTCTGCCTGTTGCGTTTTGGCTCCGGCTGTTTCTTCTTTCGCTCTAGCCTCTTGGAATCCCATTTGATTCTCCGGAGACTGGCCGAAATCGGTTTCTGCTTCAGCATCGCTGATATTCGCATAGCCTGACAGTTTGTCATTGCGAACACGGGCGCGTTCTTCATCCGGAGCAATCACGCCGCCATTAATGAGGATTTGACCGGTTTCGGCTTCAGTCTTATTAATGTTGGCAAGTTCTTCAGCGGTTTTGCTATCAACCGGGTTCCATGCGATTTCAGTTTCAAACGGCTCCAGATTATATTTCGGAGCAATCTCGCTTCTAATTGCTAGCAAATGGTGGCGCTGCAATAGCGGCGTGCATTCGTGCGTCTGAATCGTTTCAAGCTCTTCATGATAAGACTTGGTCTCTTGGTCGCCACTGGAATTGAATCCGCCTGGAGACGTTCCCAAAAGCTTGACAGCCGGAACCTTCGAAATCCCTGAAACAATCTGATATTGCCCGAAGATAACCGAATCAAGATCGGAAAGGCTAATATCGAATTGCTCCACTACGTCACCAATACCAACAACGCGAGTTTGGTAATTGTCGCGGAACATAACGGATTGCATCATCCGCTTTGCGAACTCTTTCGGGCGCGCGGCGACCTTGGCCAAATCAACATGAAGAACGTTCAGTCGTTTCGACATCGCCAGCTGCGGCGCTTCATTTGCTGTTCGTTCTGCTGCATATACGCGTTCGTAAATCCGCTGAGTCAGCGGGATTCCACCGAAGATGTAAGTCGGTTTCAACACGTCAGCAGGCACAGGGCCGCGATTAATTACAAGGTGCGTTCTGTGATAGCGTTTGCCGGAAATAATCCACCATTCCGGCTCATAGAAATGTCGGTTCGTTTGATCCGCACTGCCGCGCAAAGATAACATTGGCATCATCCAATACGGATCAATTTGTTTCATGCCTTTGTAGCTGCCCGGAATCACGCCATCGGGATTGAATGGCTTTTCGTAATATTTCGGATCGGTTGATTCAACATCGAAAACAGTAACGCGAATTCCGAAGATATTCGTGAATCGAACAAACTGTTTCATTTGTTCGATAACGCCCATCTCCAAATCTATCTTTTTCAGGTCCGACAATGCTTCATCAGGAACTTCTGTCCCATCAGTCACATTCACATCGTAGCCGTTTCGAACAGCGTCTTCCCCCGGCATTGTGCAAGCTTTGTCAACAAGCCAATGCTGGGCGATGATTGCGCACGATTGATATCCGATAAAGCCTTGCGAATTGTACCATTGTTGCAAAGCTTCGGGAACAGTGTACGGATTTCCTTGATCAAAACTCTTGATCAAGTTTTCTCCGCTTCCGCTGATGTCGTCCATCGCGTATTTGACGGACGTAGCAACAACGGACATTACCGGATCATTCTCAAAGTCTGCGGCGTCCATGACGAATCCATCGCCAACAAGCGGGATGTCGTCAAATAGTTCTGCAATCGGAAAGTCGGTTACAGGACGAACTTTAAACGGGTTTTCATCGGACCATGACGCAATCGCTTTTGCCGTCGATGGGCGATAGATATCCATGTCGTAGATATCTATTTCTTTTTTCTCTTGCGTTTTTACTTCTTCTTTTTGATTGGCCTGGATATTTTTGTTTATCCACTGCCAGAATCGTTCCGAAAGTTTCATTTGATGGCCTTGAAAGGGATATAAAGGACTGCGCGCGGGCGTTTATCACGAAGTATAACAGGTGTAAAGCGCAACAGTGAAATTAATTGTCCACTGCCGCGCCATTGATAAGAAATCACAGGTAATCCAGCCAATCCGATCCGCCCGTTTTCCAGGCCGGCATTAATGGGATGAAAATTTTGGCCAAATTATCCCACGCATATTCTGATTTTTCATTCACGATGTCAAAAAAACTCAAAGACTCAACGTTAACAGCCAAATGTTCAAGAGCATAGCGGACAGCATCAAATACATGATCATTTCCTTTTTCTAGAATAGGCAGAATTCTTCCGCTCATTCTGTCTGTTTTCCAGCGATATTTCTTTGCTTCTTCTAAAGCATAGTAACAACGCGGATGAATATAAATGCGATCAAAGTTATTGAGGAATTGCAAGCCGTTTTCAACGCTTCCAGGGCCTTTAACTGCGGCCTCGCAATCAAACTCATTGTCAAGCATGGTATTGATTGCAACTGGCAGCGAACTATCCGCGCGAATTCTCCACTTGACTTGTCTGTTTCTTGCGCCTTCTCTGTTCAGCGTCGGAATAGTTTCCGCCAATGACGGCAAATCATCCAGTTTTGCGTTATGATTATATGCTTCATAATCAATCCACAAACACGGCTTGTCTCTTTCGTTCTTTGCAATGAAGCAGCGAATGAACGCTGTCGGGTCAGCGCCGCCGTTACTCCAGTCCGCGCCGTGATAAAACTCAACATTTGCAGGCGCTTCAAATTCTCGCATCTCAGTTCGCTTAATAACTGTCGCACCTACGATGCGTTTCGTGAACCCAAGCCAAATCCAGGCATAATCCGCTTCTGCTTGCAACCGCGCTTCTTCATTCGGAGCGTCGATGATCCGTTGCAATGAGTTCTGTCTATCAGATTCAAGCGATTCCGTGAAATAGGGATTGTCGTAATAGTTTACTTGAATCTGAAAGCGGTCTTTGTAACCCTCTTTCCCCGCCTTCTCCACCATCTCTGTATAAATGAACGCATCTGAATCTTCAGGGTTCATCGTGATGATGATTCTGTTGTCCGGCATACGAATAGACGGTAACAGTTTTTCAAGCGTATCTTTTGTATTTGTTTGGCCTTCTTCAAGCCATGCAACAAGGATGTTCGAAATAGATTTAAGGGAATTCACGTTATTGTGAAGACCCTTGAATATCGCCGCCGATTTGGATCGCTTATGAACAATCTTATCGCGAGTTATTTTAAACTCAGCCATTCTGTTCGCGCGATCAATGGCCGATTCTATTTCTTGCTTTGTCGATTGTTCAATGGAGTTCTGGAATTCACGCGCGCATAGCATGTTTGCCTTGACAACGGACATCATCCGCCGCAGCCAATCAGCAACGCTGAATGTTTTACCGCTTCCGCGCCCGCCATGGATTGTAATAACCCGATGGTTGCGCATTACTTCGCCATTGGGATCGAGGCAAGTGAAAGGATTGGGACGCGCAAGAACTTCGGCACGTGTTTTGGGATCATTTACAGGATCAAAGGGCCGTAGTTCTTTCTCAAGATCGAATAAGGCAGACATTTATTATTTCCGTTGCTTGTCGCTGGCCATGCCAACGGTATTTAAGGCCCGTGGCTGCGTTGTCTTCGCTGCCGTGGACCAATGAGGCGTCAGGAAGGGCTATCGCCAAGCTATGGCAGGCGCTAGGCCGGCGCTGGGCATTATGAGCGGTCTTTCTTCCATGGTGCGCCGTCCTCGCTCTCTTCGTCCGGTTTCCCGCCCGTGTCACCAGTCACATTCATTATTGCGTTCAATTCCTTGATCGCCGAAACGCGCGCGGTTTCCTTTGAGTATGGATCGCGAATAATCTTCAGGCACTCAAACGCAGCTAATTTATGGTTCCAAACATCCGACAATTCCATGTTATTAACTTTGTCAATGATTCCGTTAATAACAAATGGGTTTCTTTCTACACATCTGGCGATGTCGCTCTCTGCCATCTGGTTCCGAATGCCCGAAAACGACTTTCTCGCCGCGATGATTGCCGGATAGCCCAGCACGCGCCAGCTAATATATGCCTCGAACTCATGCGGGATTTCTGCGACAGTGTCCGGGTCTGCATATTCTTCCGCTAGGAAATATCTATCTCTGCCCATAGGAACAGCCATCCTCTAAATTGATTTTGTTGTCATTATACTGCGCGCCGGCCTATTTGTGCGCCGAACTTTTGATCCCGCCGCCATTTCTCGAAAAGGTAGTGGTCCAGCCGCGCAGGCTGGTGGCCGTCAGGCCAAAAGGTTACAAGATTTTGCCGCCCTGGAGGTTGTAACCTTTTGTGTAACCTTTTTTCTTGTTGTAAAACATAGACTTACACCAGAAGGTTACAAGGTTACAAGGTTACAAAGATTTTTAATGGATTAGTAAAATTAATCCTTATATATATTAATGGGAAACGCCGAAATTTCTTGTAACCTTGTAACCTTTCGATATTCGCCATGTAGATCAAGGACTTGGGGCACTAAAAAAGGTTACAAGGTTTGAAAAGGTTACAAAAATTTCTGTAACCTTTGTGCATTTTGGCCTGTTTACGCCATTTTGGCGCGTTAGAAGCTCTCCGCCTTACGTTCGACGTCCTCGCTCTCTACACCTCCATCGGGCCATTTTATGCCCTCATAGAAGGTCCATGCCCGGATTGGGACGCCTTCAACTTTCACCACTTTCGGCTTATTCTCAGAAGCCCCAAGTGAAACGAGATAGTTTGCAAGGTGTTTATTGTTGATCGGTCTTCTTGTGACATCGTTCAAAGCAACAAGGAGCGCACTTGTCGAGATATAAACAGCGCCTTTGTTTCTGCCTTGAGTAACCGTCATCTTTTCGACATTGTGCAAAATCTCCAGAATATGAGCCTCCAAATCACTATCCGAAATCGTTCCGCGATTATTCTTCATTTCATAATCAGAGAACGCTTTTACTTGTCCGGCAACTTCTGCGACGAACCGTTCGTAATCATACAAACTATTCTCTTGAATCCAAGCCTCACATTCGGCCATCATTTGCCAAAAATCTGACTCGAAATTCTCGAAATCAACCTTAAAATCCGCGCTCCAATCAGGCTGTCCGTTTTTATCTGGCAATTGCCCGCAAAATATCGGATAGAATCGCCTGTTGCCTGTTTCATCGCGCTGCAATCCTTCATATTTATTACCGTCCATCGTCATGATCCACTGACGCGGCTTATCCTGCGAATCTTTAAATTTGTTATCGTACGAATCGACAGTAACAGTTACAAACTCCTTCGTTCTGTTCATGTCGGAAGATAACAAACCCGTCATCTCAGGAATGGAAGCAATTACCGAAGTCCCGGTAATGTTCCGCAGAAATTCTTTAGCGTTTCCGCTTGGATCATATTGAACGGGCTTTGCGTTCGTGTCGCCTAGGATGTATTGGCAAATCAATCTTACAAAGTGTGACTTGCCGCACAATTGCGTTCCGATAAACGACGCCACAATCGGAGCCATACAACCGGGATACATAATCCGGCAATACAAGGACAACCAGAAATATCGTGACATGTTGCGATTAAGTTCTGTATCGAAACACTTGAACATCTTAACGAACTGTCCTTCAATTCGCGGCAATCCGTCCCATTCAGGAACTTTTCTTTCCATACGCTTGACAAGGGAATTCCATTTGCTGGCGTATGAATAGGAAATAATCGCTTCTCTAACTGCTCTCACAGATTGGGCGCGCAATCCGAAAGCCGCATAAACCTCAAGCCACGGAACGAAGTTATAGAAGCCATCGATTTTCTCGCCCGTATGATCAACTTCCCGGCCAGAGAACATATCGAAATGTGGACGTTCATCTATATCGCCGAACAGAAGATCAAGAGCATAGATGCGATTGCGATCCGTACTTTCAGGCGAAGAAATGAACTCTTCGCCCTTCTTCTTCCAGATAATTTCCGGAAAATCCACCATCTGATTCTTAACAAGAGAGCGGGCGCGACGGACAAGGTCCGGTTCTTGGCGCAGTTCATCAACTAGTTCGCCTTCCTGCTCTCTCTTTTCTACGATCTTTATGTTCTTGCGTCGAACTGTGTCGTCTTTCTTAGCGAATATATCTTCCGCTTCAGATGGTGCGGATTCGTTAAACAAAGGAATAGCGGATTCAATTTCTGGAGCGTTAATTTCCTCAGCGGTCGCCGCAGGTTTTGCAGTCGTTGCTTTAGGCTTCCTTGTCCGCTTAGGCGCTTTGTTCTGTTCCTCTTTAGGCAAATTCTTATCGTTATCAGACATTAGATTAGCTCTTATTTATTTGGTGACGGGCAATCTGGCGATTACATATAAGGCCAATCCTCATTAATCGCATCTAATTCTGCGGCTATCTGTTCGACTATAAAATCCGTGAAATGCCGCCATGTCTTTTTATATCCTCTATACCTTGATATCTTTTCTCCTTCAGCATTCGTATAATTCTGCGCCACTGTTCCTTGACAAGCCGAATGGGAACAAGAGAAGACGAAATCCACTTCAGAGCCAACGATAGGGCCGCGAAAATGCGCGCCGGTATCGCCATGATCATGATGATGCGCCCAAGGACAGAGTATTCGATACTTGCCGGAGCCATTCATAACTAGATCGCCATTGCCGGCCTCTCCCATCTTCATTCTTTGCAGATAATGTTCTGCTAGGTGATAAAAGATAGCGTCGTGCTCAAACTCCAAGGCGTCGAATTTCTGTTTTACGTGCATTGATTCAACGATGCGAACATGGAACGCTTTGGCAATGTCCTCGATGGAATATCGGTTTTCAGGCTTCCATCCATCTTCCGCAAATCGCACGATCCAAGACTTGCCCTCGACCTTATATTTTTCCTTGCCGTTAATTCCTCCAGGCATACGGCCAAAGCGCGTAATGTCTTTAATCGTCTTATCGCCGCCAGATGACAAAACTTGATCGACAAAGGAGCGAAGGAAATTCTTGAACAGCTGCTTGTCTTTTTCCGGCTTGTCAAAGAAATACCAGATTTGATAATTCCCCGGCGATGTTTCTACTACGGCAGTAGGCTGCAAGACATTTGAGAAGTACTCAATAGTCATTGACCCTTTGGAGCCTTTGCCATCGCCGATATCATCAATCATGATCGCAAGGCCATGGCCAAAGTTCGCGTCGGAACGCCAGTAACGCAGCTTGCCTGTTTTTTCGTGTGGTGTTTGGATCGCGGATGAAATGCAAATATAGTTGTTCGTATTGCAAGGAACGTATTTGCCAGTTTTGTGAGGTGCCGGCCACCATTTGGAATTTTCTGTATCAGCAGGATCGCCGGGAGAATAGCCGACTAGAAGACGTTCATCATGCGGAATGCCGCGCTCAAGTTCTGTAAGGAAAGCTTCCATATCGGCAAGCCGTTCTGCCGGCTTTACCGCTATTATTTTCTTTTCCATCGCCCGCCCTTTAGGAGATAAGAAGATTTAGTTTTATGCTGCTGTCAGGTCGCCAACAGGGAATCCAACTTCGCGCGCAATGTTCCAGGCGGCGAATACGGATTTGAATATGCGAGGCTCGCGAGTATTTCGGAAGGAAGAAACATAAAACCGTTTCTTAGGTTCGAAGGAATTGGAGAAGTAAAGCTTCCATTGATCGGACGATTCATCCGGGCTGCAATTCTGGAAAGTTACACAATCAACTTCACCAGCGGAAATAGCAGCTTTCGCATGGTCCATCGTCCAGATTTCCGAATCTCCCGCAACGTCTTCAACTTCAGTGTTCATATGAAAATGCCCGCCCTTATTGATAAGAAATGCCACTATACCACATGGAACAAATAAGCACAATTTTCTTTTTTGTCATTTTCTGATAAGTGGTTTTGACACTTTAAACTAATTGCATAGAGTGCTGTTGCATCCTCATGACAACGCAATCAGAAATCGTTTGACACGCGCTGAACTACATCATAGAATTATGTTCATGGTCGCGGCAATGGACTGCTACCAAACCAAACAGAATACATATATAAGGAATAGAACATGGCTTCCAAGAATTCCAAAGCCTCCGCTTCGGGCGCTCTCGTATCGACCGCTCCGGGGGCCAATGCCATCAAGATTGAGCGCCTGAAGAATGAGATGCGCGACTTGATCAATTCTTTCTACAACTAATAGGACCAGGCGAATGATCAATCGAATTACTCCCGACGCCGTTAAAGCAAACGTTTCTCGCGAATTCATCCTGAATCTTGGACATGTCCTGGAGCGTATGGGATTCCTTGATGACATTATCAATGGGATGGCAAACGAACTGGCCATCGAAGAATGCAAGCGCGTTACCCTTTGCGTTTGGGTTCTGGAAAACGGCCATGTAATTATCGGCCAAAGCGCTTGCGTTGCAGTAGAAAACTTTGATCTTTATAAAGGGATTACTGCTGCGCGAGCAGATGTAGAGCGCAAAACTTTCGATATCATGGCCTACGAACTGAAATCCAAACTCGCGGCGAAGCCTGTCGGAATTAAAAGCGCTCTGGAGCAAATGACAATCAATGTGAATCTTGATGCCGATCCGGAACAAATCGCCGCAGCGTTGAAAGACGGCAAGTCGGTTCTGATTACTCCGGAAGATGTGAACGAGGAAACTCCGGATGAACGATGGTCCCGCGTAATGGAGAATTCGAAATGAGCCAGAATAACGGAACTGTCGAACATCCCATTCCGGCAAAGATTGGCGTATCTGTTTCGAAGATAAGAACGAACGTCATCGAAATTATTCCGGTTGGTGCGGATGGATCATTTGATTATTCTCAGGCCAAAGTTTATGAAATATCCGTGCTTGATTTGATGCGCGTCGCAAAATAAGGCCAACCATGGACGAACAAATAAACTTGGATTCTCGTTCATATTTCGCAACAAAGACGGACCTTGCGAATCTGAAGCATGACATCTTGCAAGAAGTCGAAAGAAAGATTGATGGCAAGATGGAGCGCTTCGAATATCGCTTAGAAAAACAGCTGCAAGAAAACAACAGCAGAATCACAGAAAAGTTAGCCCTGATTGACAAACGCTTTGAAAAGATCGAAAATTACTTCGAAGCAATCAAACAAGACAGGCGATGGTTTTACAGTGCAGTGATTTCGCCTCTTCTGCTTGTTGTCATTCAGATGACGTTTAAGAAGTTCGGCTTATTATGATTGATGGGCGGCGCAAGGAATGGTCGCCGATTTCTAGAAAGGAAAGAACTATGTCTGATTTAATCGTAGAAGAACGCGGACAAACTTATTTGTTGGTCCGCTTCGATGTAACAGTTTACGTTACCGAAATGATTCGACAGATGATTAACTTCGCCATAAAGAAATATGATACGCAAGGCGATAAAAGGGAAGTTCGAACTATGGTCAATGGCATTATGATTGTCGTCGGCCGTCATAGCGACCATGTTGCCGTGTTCCAAAATTACAAGCATGATTTACATTCGCGCATCCCCAAACAGGAAATCTCTGTGAGCATCGACTACATAAAGGAAGATGAAGTTCTTGAAGCCCTCCTTGATTGGGGATTGCTGGTAAACGCAAGCGAAGAATTGAAAGCGGTTACTGTTTGCGATAAAATGAACTTTTCTTTCCATGCGGAATATGAGAAGTACGAAACAAAGACCGCTGCCCTTGTCGCGGCGGTCCATAAGTATCAGGAATATTGTTTCGAGAAGAACAAGAAGGAGGCGCAATGACGCCCGATCAAATCCAACAAATCGCCGTGGAATGCAATATGTTGCAAGGCGATGATTGCGACAGCGCAGCAGCAGTGAATGCCGTGTTTCAATTCGCTAATCGGATTCGAGAAGAACAAATCAAAATCGATGTCGAATATTGCGATTGGGTTTGCGAAAGGTCTTTCGATGGAAGCGCGGCAGAATCTTGCAAATACGAAATCGAAGAACAGTTGAAGGAATTGAAATGATTTTCATTGTAATTCTAGTCATCGTCCTTTACCTGATGATCGGTATCGCCATCACAGCTTTGGCAGAGAGATTTTGCTTCGGAAAGCAAAACCCTCCGGCAAGAGTTTTCGAAGTTTTTTGGTGGCCTTCTCTTTTCATGGTTTACATACTCGTAATTCTCGGTTGGCTGTTCGGCAAGGCAATCGATTACATCAATAGGAGTGAAGAACAATGAGTCACGATCAAGATGCGTTCGAACAAACCTATGTGGACATTGCACAGAAACTAGGCTTTGACGTTACGGTCGAAGAAGTAAAGTCATATCGTTCTGCTGATGAATATCTTCCGCAATATCGCTATCTTAACGGTTGCTGGGACGGCTGGAAATTGTGTACGGAATATTATTCAATCGTCAACCTTAAAGACGAATCTGTTAACCTAACCGTTCCAATCTCTTTGAGGAAATCCAAATGAAAACCTTCGCAAAACCTTTCGTCGAATTGACAGCCGAAGAACGTTCTGAAATTCTGGAAGCGTTTATTGCTGGACGAAAAGTTGAATTCCTATCGGAAGACATAAGCCTAACAGAATGGTTTGTTCTGTTTGGTATTGACGGAAATTGCAAAGAGTTCTTTTCCGTTTCGAAGAAGCCGTTCTTGATATTCCTTGGGATGTTCTTCATCAGCAATGGAAATATGCGGCGAAGGACAAGAGCGGAAAAATCCATGTCTATACAGGGAAACCGCATAAACGCGAAAATGCATGGAGGCCCGGTGACGAAGCAAAAGCGATAAATTTAGACGAAAACGTTTTCGATCTAGATTCTTCTAAATTCGTGAAATGGGAAGACTCGCTTTGCCATCGTCCTGGCACTGAAGAGCAGCTTGAACTGTAATCGCTGCTGAGGTAAAATCATGTCAGGTGGACAATACAAACCTCCGGAAAGTAACGGAACCGTTCCAGAAAGGAAATCTAAGATGGAAGTGCCAGCGCCGAAGTTTGAATTAGGGGAAACTGTATCTCTTCCTCTTCCTTATGGAGGATTCGGAATGATTGTTGATCGCGCTGCCCGTCCGAATTCTACATCAGCAGTTTGGAATTACAACGTTCAATGTATCGATGCGAGCGTTCGCAGTTTTGATGAATACTGGCTAATGAAGAAAGAAGAATATGACACAATCGTTCCGGAACACGTAAAGAAATGGCCGCATCTTGAATCTATCGTTTACGACAAGTTAAAACATCTCGCATCCGTTCCGACTCCGGAACAATTCGTTAAATTATTCGGACCGAAAGAAACCGAAATGCAAAACAAACTGAACTTCCATCACTGCCAATTCATCAGCGAAGAACAAGTCTCGACTATCAGCCGCGACTATGGCACGGACAAGGCCATTCAAAAGATTGAGCCGATCATCGCGAAAGCTGTTCTTGATAAGGTGATTGAGGCGTGCCACGGCGGCCTTATCACTGTTCAAGAAATTATCCGCATTCGTGACAAAGTCAAGGAAGTGAAATGATTTCGACTTTAATATTTTTCTTTCGCGCGTTCCTGTCTTTGCCATGCTTGATATTCATCTATATTTTCGCGTTTATGTTCATGGTGATTGCGCCTAAAGATTTCTCCGATCAAACCGCCAAAAGCTTTATCAAGAAAATGAAGGAGATATAATGAGCAAACTTGAAGAAGAAGTGAAGGAAATGTTCCAAGACATCCGCAATAGGATGGTAGAAGAAAGGTTGAATGGCTATAAATATGCGGCGGCCTATACTCTTAAGCAGCTGAGGGAAATGTCAGAGCCGTTCGTTTCTAAAACGGTTAAGACCGGCATGCACGAATATTGCATCGAACCAGCATCAAAGTTCCGCGCCATCGAACAAGCAGATCGCAATGTTTACTATGAACAGAACAAGGCATTCAAGAAGTCGCAAGCCCTGAACAAGATTTATTCCGAACTTCATCAGTTGGGGATTCCGAAAGTCAAGCGCTATTCTGTCGAGGAAGAACTTGAAAGGATGCAAATCAATTACTACATGAAACAGGTCTATCATCAGATGATGGCCGAATATTGGAACAAACCGCGCGTTATTTCTGGAAAGGATGTTTTGCAATGAGCCAACAGACCGCAACTGCAACTGTTCGTTTAACCGTGGAAGTTCGAGGGATCGGCAATTACAGCGATGAATGCTCTGTTAAGCGGATTCGGGAAGATGCTTCAAGGGATGCAAGACTTCGATTGATGGAGCAGCTGAAAGGCGGACCTTTCAAAATTGTTGGAGACCTTGAAGTAATTGCCATGATCGCGGAGGAAAGGAAATGAAATATATCGTCCTCAGGTCTGGAAAGTTCGGCCTTGAAAGGGAATTTCCGATCATATTTCCTAATTCGCTGACTCATTCGGATGTGTTTCAAGCGTTAATCAAAGAATGTCCGGAATTGGACGGAGCAAATCCTGTTGCAGCCGGAGAGTTGTCCTCTATCAATATCAACGCAGGATGCCACGGGTTTTCATCGACTTTAGGAGAAGGGTCGAGGGAAGAAATGGATGATAACCTTATCCGCATGATTGATTACACTCACGGAATATTCTGATGCTAGATAAGCTGCGCGATTTCCTAGCCGCTCCATTCTTTGCCTTTGGAATCACATTCTTCACTGGATTCTATATCATCGCATCTGAAAGCCATATTAAGAAAGTTCTTGCTGACATGGAACTTATGAACAAAGGTCCGAAATAATGCCAATCACAGCAAAAGTAAAGATTGAAATGGAAGTCGAATTGAAGAGCGACGTTCACTTGAACAGTCTATCGCCCGTTATTCTGAACGTGATTCGCGGCAGTATGGGTGATAACGCGATGCACGACATCAAGACGGCTTTGAAAGATACGAACATTCTTGTTCGTAAAATCAAGGTTCTTGATGTTCCTGCAATTCTGATTGAAGATAAAGAGGAAACAGAAGAATGAGCGATCAAATAGCAGAATTCAAATTTACTAAAGAAGAATGTAAGTATCTTATGGATGCTCTCGTTACTTCTCTGATGCACATCAATGACAGAATTGGACAGATTAAGGTCTGGATCGCGATTAGCTTCAGAAACCAAGAGCTATCAAAACTGGAACAAGAATTAGACGACTTATCAAAGAGTTTCAAGTTTTTGAATGAGCTAGGAACAAAGATTTCTTTCTTGACTGAGGACAAAGAAGATGAAAACTAAAACAATAATCGTCGGCGACATCGCCGCCAAGATCATCAAAGAGACCTTGCAAAATCGGATGGCCGACAATTCCAAAACTCTGCGTTTCTACAGAGAAAACGGGGTTGGACGATATAAATATGTCGTCGATGCGTGCAAGGCGGAGAATACCGTCATGCAGAATATCATTCATCAATTGGACAAAGAATGAAAAGTTTTAACCTAACAGCAGACGAAGACACGCTTCGAATCATCTTGGCAGCATTGTTTGATCGCCGCGTCAACCTGAACAATTCTATTAAACATTGGGAACATTTTGAGCTTCACGAACAAAAGCCCTATGCGAGAAATTATCTGAATAATTTCAGAAAAGAAGTCGATCAAATTAACACGGCCATCAGGTCAATTGAAGGAATCCTTGCATGAACTGGCAATTAAAACTTGCTGAGTGGGCAGCGGTTGCAATCGTTATTGGCGTCATGGCCGGCGGCATCTTTGCTTATCGAGACAAAGCCAACAGCTACAAACAACAATTCGAAGCAGAGCAAGCAAACAACAAAGCATTGCTTGTCAACAATGCGACGCTGCAAGGGCAAGTGGAGCAGCTTCAAAACATCAACAAGCAATTGCAAAGCCAACAAGAACAGCTTCAGAGCAACATAGAAGATATTCAATCCCGCATCGCCGCAAACAATAGGAAGCTTGACAATGTTTTCAAATCGAACAAAGCATGGTCTGATAGTCCTGTTCCCGCTGACGTTATCAGCATGTTCAACCGTCCCGCCCGCACCGGCAGCAGTAAAGCCGATAGTAGTTCAGCAGTGTCCGCGCATAACTAAATGCGCAATTCCGGCTATCGACATCAAAACTAACGCCGATGTGTTCAAGGCTTTGTCAGATGTCGATGGAGCGCTTGACATCTGCGCTGCAAAAGTCGACACTATTGTTAGTTGTCAGGAAAGGATTAAAGAATGATTTACAAAGCGCTTGGATATTTCGTAATTGCGATTCTTGTTGCATGGGTTATTGCCGGAGAAGCCATAAACATCCATGATCGAATCGAATGCCATGAGAAAGGATATTCGTACGTTGATAGGCAATGCACGAACATCAAGCTTCAAGGAAAATGAATGGATAAATCGATCAAAAGACAAATAATGCTTGTCGCCGCGTTGATAACACTCGCGGCGGTATCTCTTGAACTATCTTACACAACAGGTTTGATTGGATGAAGTGCGATAAAACCGATGACATCGCGTTCGAAGACTTTTTCAAGCGACGCATGCTCATTCGAAGTGTTGATTTGATGTATTTCAATCTTCACGAAGACGAAGTTACCGAACACAACGACAGGGTTTACAAGTTCCTTAATTCCAGGCGCATCTTAAACGAGGACGATCAAAAGTCTGAAATGGTCGCGATCATTTTGAATGCCGTTGATTTGTTCAATAAAGGAAGCAATCATGATGGTTCAGACTTCGTCCGCAGATATGGCCACTATTCTAATATTCGAAACGAACCGGGTAGGAATAGCGGTTAAACACAGCGTTCAAGGCGAAACCCATACAATAAAGGCCAACACTCCATGTCTGAACAGTAACGCATGGTTCAAACATAAGTGCGATCAACTTGGCCTAGAAACTAAGGAAGAATAAATGTTTAAGTTCATCAAGAATTTGTTTTGTAAAGAAAATCGCTTTCCTTCTTATTCTAAGGCTCAATGGGGAATTGCTGATATCCCAAAACCTAAAATAGAAAGGATGACGCCGCAAGAAGTCGAAACAGTTGCGCGCCAAGCCCGCTTGTGCAGAAAGCTGGAAAAGCGAGAGGAAGGATACAGAGAGATTATTTCCTCCATTGAGATGCACGCGAAAATGGGACATCGTGTTTCCGTCAGACTTCTGCATTCTAGTCGCTGGTATGAACTGGAAGATTGCATCCTCATAAGGGACAGGTTGATTAAAGAAGGGTGGAATGTTTCTTTATCTGTAAAGCAAGACTGTACAGTGTGGAGTTATGGGGTTAAAATCGACGGCCCTGGATATGAATTCACAACAACCTTCTTTAAAGAAGAGGTGAAAGAAGATGAAGAACTATAACCGCATGTGCGAACTGGCCGAAGCTTTATTCAAGGGTTTGGCTGTTGATATCGAACAGAACAAAACACGGTTAATCAGCGAAACCGTGAACTCTTTCCTTCAAAAGCACAAAGAAGAACAAGAAGAAAAGTCCATTGATATTTTCGACGTGGAATCCTTTCCTTCTCAAGAAGGTTTCAGGATTCTGAATGTCGTTGTGAATGTGGAAAGGTTTCCTTGGATGGAACCGTTCCTTACAAAGAAGCTTGGAGAATTCGAAGTTCCGTCATTCATGGACGAAGATCAAATAAACGAATACTTCGAAAAGGCCGTCATGGCTCATTTCAAATCGTCTTTGATGTGGATTGATCCTGAGAAAAGACCCAAGCCTAAAGAAATTCATCAAGGGTTTGGCGGGCCGGATGGAACGCTTAGCGTAGGCTACACAGCAGATATCGATGAAAACGGCGTTGCAAGTAATATCGAAATCGTATCTGTTGGTGGCGTTGTGGTGGATCAAGACAAGTCAGTTTTCCCGCCTGGGACTTTGGGCGCGGCAATCAAGCAAGACGGGGCATAGGATGGCGAAGACAAGCGTAAACGTTGAAGCTCTGATTGAGATGATCGGAGAAGAGCCAGCAAGGATTCTTATCAATACCTTCAGCGGCTCCACAATCTATATTCCGAAGATGTCGAGTCTTACAACTCTTGACAGAAACAAGAAAATCCTTGAACGATTCATCACAGAAAGAAAAAAGTCAGAAAACAACAAGATAGAAATCATCGATATGCTTGCGAAAGAATTTAAGTTGTCAACGCGCATGATTTGGCGTATCATTGGCAACAGAATTTAAGAAAGGAAAGAACTATGTCCGCCAAACAAGAACTTGAGAAGGAGGCCGCCGAACTGGCGGTTTCTTTGTCGTCATACGAACAAGCCATCAGCAAGGCAAATCGAAAAGAATTGAAAGCTGGTCAAAAAGCTGCTATCGATGGCATGGCGTCTTTCATGCTTGACCCTGAACGCAAGACCTTCATCATGTATGGCTATGCAGGATCGGGCAAGACTACTATTGCGGAAAGAATTGCAGACTTCTCAAAGCCTCTTTATATCTCGTTTACTAACCGGGCTTGCGGAGTTCTCCGTTCGAAGGGCTGTGTTCCGGCAATCACGATGTCCAGTCTTCTTTACAAGAATTCTGAGGTCTACGACAATCCGGCAGAGGGCGAAATATGGGAAGCTTATTGCGAGTTCCATCAAGACGAACCGCCGCGTCATGATGTTGAAGAGGCTCGCAATGTAAGCGAATTTCTTAAGATGGAATCTGACGAACTTATCAATGAGTTTGGAAAAGGATTGGTTCTTAAGAAGCCGTCCGGAACAACTCTATCAATCGAGAAGACGGACGAAGAAGTGAAAGCCTTCCTTTACAAGCTGCATTATGGAAGCGAGCCGCCGATGGGGCATAATCCGCCGCATGGCTTTGACGTCATTGTTGTTGACGAATCATCGATGATCGGCAAAAAGACCAAGCCTCAGTTTCAAAAGCTTGTGGATATGAACTTCAAAATCATCGCCATCGGAGACCCGTTTCAGGTTGAGCCGGTGGACGACGAACCGTTGTTCCCGTCCAGGGAATCGGCGGCGCATGCGCTGCTAACAGAGGTTGTCCGTCAAGGGGAACTGTCCGGAATTCTGGAGCTTGCTACATACATCCGCGAAAACATCGGTGTTATTCGCAAGATCAATTCCGATGCCAAAGACGTCCGTTTTAAGAGCTTCGATAATGTGGACTGGACTGAAGCGGATCAAATCATCGTTTGGAAGAACTCCACACGACAGGAAATCAACAAAGAATATCGCGCGGCGATGGGATACCCTCGTGTTCATCCGGTTGAAGGAGAGAAACTTCTTTGCATCCGTAACAATCCGGAACAGAATTATTTCAATGGTGAATTATGGTGGATACATGCGATAAACGAGATGACGGAGCGCGACGCTATTCTGTTGCTTCGAAATTATGCGCCTGGAGATGATTCGTTGCACCAGTCACTTCGCAAAGAAGTCATCGAACGTCAAAGTTTGCATTATCTTTACAAGGACGACGTCAAGAGCTTTTCTAGTTTCGTTTACGGATACGCGATGACGGTTCACAAGGCTCAAGGTTCCGGATGGCCACACGTTATTGTTGTTGATGAATCGAAGATGTATCAGAACATGCTTGAAAAGTTCGGAAAGCCTGATGCGGATGTGAGCGCGGCGCGATGGAGATATACCGCTGTGACGCGTGCGGAAAAAGAATTGATCATTGTTAAGTAAAGGAAAGCAAATGATTTATTTTGTATTAGGTCTTTTGTCTGGGCTATTGCTCGCGTTTGTCCAAGTGTTTCTTTATAAGAAGGTTCTTGTGATGGACTCCAAAGATAAAAGAAGTCAAAAGATTTTAGGAGACTACTACAAAATCATTCCGGACGGCGAGTTTTATTATTTGACTTATATGGCCAATAAAGCCAAAGTACCAGAAAAGGAAGATTGACATGTCCGTTGAAATCCCGGTAGAATTTGACAAAGCAGACGATGAAATTATCGTCCCGATGAACGCGGAATCTCTTGTTCGGTTTTCTATGATAGTTATGGAAGCCTTGGATGCTTGTCCAGTCAGGCCGATTCCTGCAATGCTAAAAGAAGAACTAATCCATGCCTTTGCCGTTTCATATGTTACTGCTATTAACGAAGCAATCATCGAAGAAGTTCCACAACTACAAGGAAATAAGGAATGAAAGAACAGATGCTAAAAGGCTGCCCGTTCTGCGGCGGAAAGAAATGTCTAGAGTTGGATAACGTCGGCTACGACATTCACCCGAATTACGCAGTTTGCTGCGACAATTGCGAAACAACAGGGCCGATCAAACCGACAAAGATTCAAGCTATTCGCGCTTGGAATAATCGCCTTGAAGAGAAACGCATCCAGAAGGCCGCCTTTAACGCTGGTGTTCGGAAAGGTATCAAAAGAGGCTAATAATGAAACGTCTAATATCCCTTGTAGCCGCCCTATGCACGTCGCAAGCATTCGCTCTAGGCGTTGCAGACAAGAACGTAAAACAGGACAACATCTATACAACGATTTGCGCGCATGCTAGCTGGGCGAAGAAGAACCGCGCGCCGAACAGTTACACGGATCGCATCAAACAGGAACAGTTCAAGGCCAAGAAGTTGAAAGGCCATTACAAGGACTACATTCTTGATCATTGGCTTTCCGTCAGCTTAGGCGGCGATGTCATGGCGCGCAATAACCTAGTCATCATGACACCGCAAGATGATCGCTTCAAGAACGGACTAGAACGGAGGATCAAGAAACAAGTCTGCCAGAAGAAGCTAACGCTTGTAGATGCGCAGCAACTGTTTTTGAAGTGTTCTAGTGTTGCGTGTTTGAAACAGATTGAGAAATAAACAAAAGCCCTAGAAATAGGGCTTTACTTTTGCCTGCCGTTTTGCGATACTAATTACATCAAGAACGAACCACAGAACGGAGAGAACTGAAATGAAAACTAACCGCCTGCAACGAGTTGTTAATGCCTCTTCCAGCGATATTTGCAGTGAAAACGAATCTACTGCAAAGATTGGTAGTTGGATTCTCGCTTTTGCTAGCATGCGTGCCGTAACTGCTGATGGTGAAGCGTGTTTATATGAAAGAACGATGGCCGGAATCATCTGGTGCTAACCATCAAGGAAAGAATAAAAATTGCCCGGCCATTGAGCCGGGCGAAATCCCTTATCACCAAAACGATAGGACGCAACGAGAGGAATTACTAGATCGGGTGGGCGCTGTCTGGTTAAGTCTTCGCGAGTGGCGGACGGGCGGGCCGGCGCTGCGTTTGGCATCCGGTTAGACCTGAGACGCTTGCAGCGCTAGGGCGACGCAAAGAGGCTTAATTTTCCAAACAGCGCCCATAGAGGGCAGAAGCAGAATCGTATTTTGCAGACCCGAATCAGCAAGACGAAAGGAACGATTCGCTTCTGTTAGGTTCGATTCAATAGCGCGCCGTAAAATCCGCATAAGAAATTAAAAACAACGCTACCGAATCGAAGAGGTCGGAATCCCGACAAGGCGGCTGTGCCCTTAGCGTAAAACGCTGAGTTCGGAACTCCTAAACTGAAGA